GGGTATGGCGTCGCCTTGATCTTCTCCGGCAGCACATGGAGGCCGCCGGCCAGCGTGGCCGGATCCTCCAGCCCTGCGTTGAAGCGTGTGGCCGTTCGCCTGGCGTAGCAGTAGGCACACCCGTGGCGGCAGCCGGTCACGGGGTTCCATGACATATCCGCCCAGTCAATTTTCGTCTTGTTCATTGTTTTGTTCTCCTTTCGCTCTAATACCTCACTCCGATGTAGTCCAGCACCCGCGCATAGCCAAGACCGTCCTTCGTGGGCTTCCACAGCCCGTCCGTGTCAAACGCCCCGCCGCCGATGCAGAACTGGTAGTGCTTCGGGTGTGTCAGTTTCATGAGCTGAAATCGGTTGACACCTTTTTCGAGGTGCGCCCCGAACGCGCAGAACATACAGCCCCCCCTCTGGCATCCCGTGCAGTGCAGATTGCAGTCGATCAGCGTTGCGCCGTAGTCGTTCTCGCCGTCGCTGGCTACGATGTCTCCGTACACGCTGGCGTAGGGTAGTTGGTGGTCTACTATAAACCGCAGAACGTCCTGCTCCGTCCAGAAACTCATGGGCTTAGATAAGGGACGCCTTCCTTCAAAGGCGTTGCAGCCGGTTTCGCGCCATTTTTGCATCCGCAAAAGACTTTCCTCCGCCATTGTTGCCGTCATGGGCTTGACATCCGCTCGGTGTTCATAGCTCTTTGCTGGGGACTTTTTCATAATCCCGCAGCACCTGTCGGAGATGAGAAACGGCGCCGTAAGTAAATACCCCCACTTTTCGCAGTTGTACATACTCTTTTCCCCATCGGCGCGTAAGACTTCCCCTCGCAATAGCTTCATACTTCGGCTATCTGGTGAACGCCGCGCGGTTTCTATCCGGTGCGCTACGTCTTTACCGATGATGCTGTACCCGTACTTCGTCACAACCTGCCGTATGTTCATCTTCGGACGCAGGCGGACAAGATTAACAGTCACGCGGGGAAACTCCCTCCGCAGCCACGCGGCGTACTCATTCACGAACTTCTGAGTTTCAGGGTATTCCAGCCCTGTGTTCACAAACACCAGATTCTGCTCCCACGGCGGTGTCCTGAAGCTTGACAGGTACCGAGCCGCCAGATACGCCAGCACCGTGCTGTCCTTGCCGCCGGAGAAGCTGACGTAGCACTGTCCGCCCCATGCGGTGTACCACTCGTCCAGCTTTTCGTAGGTCAGTATCTCCTTGTCCTGCACGTCCAGCGCCATCAGTTTTCTTGCCGCTTCATTCGTCAGCGGCTGGTTTATCCGTCCCATGTATCTCGGTCCAACTCCCATCATAGGCAGAACTGTAGATAGTCCTGCAAAGTCTTTTTCGCACGGTTCACACTCCGGCTGACCGTGCTCTTATTTACGTCGTGCAGCGCCGCGATTTCCGTCACGCTCATGCCGCCATCGTACATCTCACTCAGGTATACCCACTGATCGTCCGTCAGTTTCAGTGCCGCTTTCGGGAAGTGCCGCCGCAGACGAAGCAGGGCGCCGAGGTTCGCGTCCCTGTCCAGCAGCATTTCATCCACCCTGCCGCCCAGCACTTCGTCCAGCAGCACGTCCGTCCCCACTTCTCCCATCCTCCGCATAGTCATTGAAATCACCTTCCCTTATACCTCGTCACCCCAGCAGTCCCAGCCGTCCACCTGTTGGCGGGCAAACAGTTCGATGCGGGGTATATCTCCCATCAGTTCCACAATCCGGTCTCTCACCTCATCCGGCTTCCTGCTGTGCTCCCGCACGTGGCTCAGCACCACACTGTGTACGCCCTTGTTCACGCGCTTCGGCTTGCCCCTTGTCGCCAGCAGGCACAGCTCCGCGTTGGCACGGGTCCAGAACCCAAGACCCCAAAACAGCCCGTCCGACTTCCTGTTCTGCTTCACCCATGTAAACGCACAGGTCTTGTAGGTAAAGCCCCACTTACGGATCAGCTCCAAGCCTTCCTCCAAACAAGGCATAGTCACCCACAGAAACAATACGCAGTCCTCCGCCGCTATGCCCTGCACCGGCAGCGCCTGTATGTCCTCTTTTCTCATGCAGCGATAATGCGCTTCCGCGGACTTCTTCTCCTTGCCCTTTGCACTGTACGTCTTGAACGTCCACGGAGGATCCGCGTAAATCACACCGTACTTCTTATCAGTCCCGAAAATGTCTACCACCATATCCAAAGCACTCCCTCGATCTAACTTGCCGGCCACTTGTTCCCGGCCCTTTGGCAACCGGTAGTCTAATCGCCGTGTCAAGGGAAGCAGAAAAAACTTTTTCACCCCCATATAACATCCGTGTCAACACCATGCCGCCACCATCGCACCACCGCCGCACAAAGGTCGTACCTTCCCCTCACATATATGGCGCTTGCGCCCGCCGAAATTTTTATTTTTCGGCCTCGGCCTTTTGACCGTTTCGTTTTTTCGACCCGGTTTCAAAACTACCCCCCCTACCACTAACTTGCCGGTAACTTGCTTGAGAAACGCGGATTGGTGTGCCGGAGTGGGGAACATGGGAACGGGGGGGAGAGTTGCGTAGCAGGGAGAAAAGGCTTTGCCCTTCCGGTTTGTAAACCTCCCCCGGGTTGCCGTCCTGGTGGTGGTCAGATGGTGCCGGTGGTGGTCAGCGGGTGCCGGTGCCGCCCATTTCCGCCGGATTTTGCAGGGAAAACGCCCGCCGCCGGGGTGCTTTCCTTTCCATATTGCCCTAATATGTAAAGGAATGTTGCAATTTTTGCAAGTTCTCTTTCATTTCGTCTGCTTTCGGCCTCTGATTTGACGATTTCCGCCGGTTTTGGCTGTTTTGTCGGTAGTGGCTGCTGTCTGCCGGATGGTCAGCGCATGGAGCCGGGGCACCCGCCGCCGCTGCCGGTCGCCGTCGGTCAGCTGTTCAGCCCGGAACATAGGCCGCCGGGCGACTCTCCCTCCCTCCCCTCGCCGCTGCTCTTTTCTTCCGGTCAGTGCCTCCCGCTGGTGGTCTCCGTCCTTCTCCGTTGTTCTTCTGCTTCGGGTGTCCCGCTGGGGTTTTTGGTGCTCGTTTCTGCTCCGCTGGATATGGTTATATACGGGGGTATATTCTTCTTTATTCAACCGCGCCCGGAATAAACGCGCGCGCACGCGTGAGGGGCTGCCGCTGCTCTTTCCTGCCTCTTTGCCCTCTGTGGGGCTGCTGACGGCGTTTTTCTTTGGGGGTCGGTGTTGGGGCATTCCTTCAACGCCTGGAAAGCGTGGCGGGGCGTTTCTGTCCGTTTTCTATATTTCCGGTGGCATTGTCAAAAATCTACATGGGCATAAAATTAGCACCGCTGGGGCGGTTTTGGTTCCGTCCTGGCGGTGCGGGTTTTGGCTTCTTCGGTTGTCTGTTCTGGGTCAGGCGGTGACGATCTCCGCGGCGGTGTATAGCTGCGCTTTGCCCTCTGGGGCGATGTTGTACAGGGTTCCCGGCCTGGTGGTGTTGTTGGTCGTCATGGTGCCTTGTCTCCTTCCTGCGCCCTGCTGGGCGCGTCCGTGGTTAGTCCTGGGCGTTGTCCTGCTGCGCGTGGTAGCGGTCCCGCATGGCGTACAGGCGGCGGGAAATGGTGGACCGGTCAACCATCAGCGCGGCGGCTATCTCCGCCGTAGTGTACCCGCGGGCGGTCATGGTCAGCGCTACGCGGTCCACCTGGTCGCGGGCGACGCTCTCCACGCTCTCCCGCAGGATCGCGGCGGCCTCCGGGCTGGGTGCTATCGCGTCGCAGTCCGTCCCGGCCTCGGTGTCGATCTGCCAGCGCTCGGCGCCGTCGTCGTCAATGGTGGCGGATATGGCGCGGGCGTGTCTCTGCTCGGCCCTGCTTATGCTGTGCGCGGCCTGGGCTGCTGCCCGGTACAGGATCACCGCCAGCGGCGCGGGCGCGTCCTGGGTCTCGTTACGATCCAGCGCGGCGCCCATCCGAGTCCAGGCGTCGGCGGCTACGGTCTGCGCGTCGTCCTCGGTCTCGATCCACGCGGCGCCGGTCTGGTTGCGGGCCTCTGCCTTCCGGCGCACGGTCCAGGCCATCGCCACAAGCGCGTTATACTGTTGTTCCCCGCTCATGCTCTCCCACTCGGCGCGGGCGGTCTTGGTGTTTTCGTTCATTGTCTGTTGCCCTCCTTTAGTAGTTTTCGGCGTTCTTCTGTTGCCGGTAGTATTCGCGGCGTGCTGCGTCGTAGGCGCTCCGCTGGGTGGCGTTAAAGCCGCAGGCGGCGAAAAGCTCGGCGCGGTCGGTGTAGTCCTTTACGCCCTCGCAGTTACCGAAGCAGGCGCAAACGTCATAATCCGCTTGCCAGTTAACACAATATTCATGATTAAACATTTCATACAGGAAAGCGCCGCGCCAGTAGTCGAAATTATCTGCGTTCTTCTGCTCCGCCTCGCTCAGCGTGTGCAGCAGCTCCGCGCCGTGCGTCACAAAGGCGGAGTCCTTATAATAGGCCATGAAAACAGGGCTAAACGTCAGCCCGGAAACGTCCGGGGCTTCCCCGATATAAAAGGCGGAAACGTGGGGGCGGCGCTCTCCGTAGTAGTTCATGAGAAAATAGCGCTTGCGCTGTGCGTCCTCGTGGCTGCTGACGGTGGAAAGCTCCGACTCTGTAAAGAGCTTCCCGGAAAGTTCCCGGCGGTAAATCTCGCGCAGCTCGTCCCGGCTCTTGCCTTTGTGGTGTAGTTCGTAGTCGTTCGCGTATTTAATGTGCTGGCCGTCGGCGGTGACGCAGGCGGAAAAACCGAAATAACCGCCGAAGTCGATATAATAGACCGTGTGCCCCTTGATCGTCTCCACTTCATCCGCGAAGCTGGCCAGATCCGCCGCGCTCATGCTCTCGATGTCCTTGATAGTGTAGTTTTTAAGTTCCATTTTTTTAGTCCTCCTTGTAAATAGTAGTTATGGGGCGGGGCTGATACGCTCAACCCCTCCGGAAGCGTCAGGCGGTGTTAAAAGCTGGGCTGCAGCCTGATTTCCCACGTCCCGCAAATGTCGCCCGCGGCGTTCTTCCGGGCCTTCTCCAATGCCTTATCGATCGCCGCCGCCTTGCTGGGTGCGCTCACGGTAAACGCCTGGTGTTTGCCGCCATTGTCCACGCAGTGAAAAGAGAATTTGTAATTTGTCATGCTGTCAACCTCCAAAAAATATTTATTGAATGTTTCTACTTGATATTATAAAGTAGTTACTTTCAATTTGCAACTGTCACTTTCAACAAATTATTTCAATCGGAAATGTGCAACTTGACAAATTAAACAAATCGTTGTAAGCTATGCACAAAAAGCGGCTTTGACGGTAGACTATAAGCAGGCCGCCCGGAAAGAGGCGATACAAAATGCAGGTTTCTAAACTCGTGCGGCGTCTCCTGCTGGAGTACAATATCAGCGGAAGCGAATTAGCGCGGCGCATGGGCACCACCCCGCAGAACATCAACCAAAAAATCAACAATGACAATTGGTATGTTTCATCCTTGGCCGCCATCGCCGCCGCCCTGGGCTGTGGCTTCTCGGTGTCCTTCCACCTGCCGGACGGCCAGACGATGACCGCGGAACAGCCCGCCCCGGCGGAACAGTCGGAGCAGGCCACCCCCACCACCTGAACAGCAGCCCCGGAAAAATGCGGGGCAAAACACGAACAGCCGCCCCGGAAATTTCCGGGAGAAGAAAGGAGACCAAAATGTTGGAAGTGCTGAACAGCCACGGCACAAAAATTGACTATGCCGCCGCCGTGGAACTGATGGACGATGACACCCGCGAGGCCGTCGCCGCCGATCTCGCCCCCTGCACCGAGCAAGAGTTTTTCACGGCATACGCCGCCGCCCACCTGGCCAAATTCGGCGAAGTGTGGGAGCTGGACAAGACCAACCCCGTCTATTAGGCCCCACAACCACGAACAGCGCCCCCGGAGATTTTCCGGGAGCGCTTTTTTCATGCCCGAAACCGGGCGGAAAGGAAAACACCATGCAAGGCAAGAGAATCAAGCAGTGCATCAAGTGCGGTCACACGATTAAGGACGAGTTCTTCGAGGGGGTAAGTGGTCCCCTCTGTAAAAAGTGTTTAAAAGATTTGATGGTCTATAACACGCTGAAATCCATGGGCTTTGTCAAGGAAATGAAGAAGGAGGCCGCCGCCCTATGACCGCCTTTTCCTTCATCGTCACCGCCACCGGCGCCGCCACCCTGGCGGCGCTTTTTGTTCGCCTGCTGGACCGGATCGACCAGCCCCGCAAACGCTGAACAGCCGCCGCGCCGCCTCTGGGGAGTTGGGCGCACCAGCTCCACCCCATCGAGAAAAGTAAATTCGTTCCCTTGACACGGGGAACAGACTACACAACAGGAGGAACACAAAATGAACACCAACAAAACCGAATCCATCCGCTTTTTCTGGAACGGAATCAAGGTAAACGGCGGAAAGCTAATCCGCTGTTTCTACTTCACCGACAGCCGCAGCGACAGCGTGACAATCAGCGCCCGCGATTATGACCACCTCCCCCGCGACCTGTTCACCGTCAAGAACGAAACCGATCTTTACACCGACTATTTCGACAGCGACAGCGCCACCCTGACCCCGGCGCACCCCCTCTATAAGTACGCCCGCGCCGCCGCGCTCAAATCTGCCATGCGCGGCGAACCTGAGTATATCGCCAAACTGGAACAGGACGAGCAGGACGCCCAGCAGCCGGGCCGCTACCACTGGCGCAAGCCGGAGGACATCCGCGCCGAGATCGACCGACGGCAGGCACAGCTTGACCGCAACGCCGCCGAGCTGGCCACCCTGCCCAAAGGCCACCCCACCGCCGCCGACGTGGAAGCCGTCCACGAGATGAACACCGCCGCCGAGTCGGCGCGGCTGGCGCGTGAACACGCCGAACAGCTGGAACGCCGGGAAAAGGCCATCCGCACCCGCAACGAAAACCGCGCTTTCATCGAACAGACCGCCGCCGCACACCCCGTCAAGGACGGCGCCCCGGTCGTCACCGTAGAATGGAGCGAAAACGGCGCTTTTGATGATGGTATGAAATTCTCCGTCGCCGCCGCCGAGATCATTTTCAAGACGCTGGACGAAAAAATTTCCGCCGACCAGGAACGCGGCTATGACAAAACCAGCTTTTCCATCACCTACACCGACGCCGACGGCGAGCAGGACACATATAAAGGCCGCTATGACCTGGGCGACAACGACGGCGGACTCATCGCTCACATTCGCAGCTTTGGCGCGTTCCTGCGCGACAAGGGCAATTTTGGCAACGGCAAGCCCACCGACGAGGACAAGGAGACCGGCGCGGCCATCGTCGCCGTGGCCGACCTGCTGGAACAGTACACCGAGGGCGGGCGCGTGGTCTCCGTCATGCCCGCGCCCTGGCTGGAAGAATACAAGCGCCGCAAGGCTGAACAGGCACAGCAGGAGCAGGAACAGGCCCGCCAGGACTTCGCCGACATTCTTGAATCGGTGCAAATGCTGACGGATGAACAGATTGAACGTGCTGTTTTCGCCATCAGCCCCACCGACGCGGAAAAGCTGGACGTGGCCCGGTTTTTCCTGCAAGAGCTCAGCCGCCGCGACGAGGCAAACGCCTTGGCGGTGTTCCGCCGCTGGAAGCGCGGCGAAAATCCCGAACAGCCCGACTAAACCGAACAGGGGCGGCCCAGCGCCGCCCCGGAAAGGAGGAACACCATGAGGAGAAAAATTTTGCACAAGGCAAAACTCGTTATAACTGTAGAAAGTGACCGCTGCTCCGGGCTTATCAATACAATTTCTGTTTTTGACAACAGGACAAATAATTATTGGGGAGCCGAACAGATAAAAGAGCGTGGAATATTGCAATTTCTTAACACAGCGGACATGAAAGAAACCCTTAATTGGAATTTGAACGGAGACAGTTCTTTATATCAATTCAAGTGGGGACAGTCCAGCAGAAAATTCTCTGAAGGTATCGCTTATATTTTCCAGTGATCCGCGAAAACGCTACCATCTGAACAGGAAGGAGGAAACCGCATGAACACCGAAAGCAAAAACTGGATATGCACCGATCCCGACTGTGCCCAATACCGCCGCCAGGCGCCGGAACACGGCCACAACGTCTTTGAGCTGGCACAGGTAAACCAATACGGCGCCGGTCTGTTCCGCGTCGCCCACGGTTTTGTCTATCTCGACAACGACTTGGACGGGCGCGAGCGCGACTCGCTGTGCGAGCTGTACGACTGGGACGCGGAGATCATCAACAGCCCCGACTTCAACGCGATTTTGGCCGAGACGGTTTTCGAGACGTCCGCCACCGAGTACGACACCGACGCAGAATTTTCCACCTATACGGACGCCGCCCAGGCATTAGGCCGACTCATAGGCGTTGACGTTTCCGCCATTATCTGAACAACGAAAGGAGAAATCACCATGTCCACCATCAAGAATCCCATCCCGGAGGCAGCCATTGTCCGCGCCCACTGCGCCGCCATCGCTGCCAATGCTGCCGTTTTGAAAGACGTTATCACCGGCGACCCCACCGGCGACACCGCTACCAACGCCATTTCCGCCATCCGCCACAGCCTGGACGAGCTGGAAGCCTACGCCGAACAGCGCCGCCAGGAAAACAGCGAACAGCGCGACGATACCCCCTATAAGCACGTTTATTTCCGCCTGAACTCTGGTTATGAATGGGGCAAGGGAATGGGCCAGGACAAGACCGAGAATTTCTATAGCGACATTCTGGGTCTGTTCGCCGCCGAGGGCTGGACCATCAAAGAGCCGTACCGGAACGGCAGCGGCGCCACCGTCGCCAACGGGAACAGCTCCCTTTATATCCACCCGCAGGCGGTCAGCGGCTACGTCACCGAGGAATTGATCCCCGCCGTTTCCGCCGCGCTGGAACACGGCTGCACCTTCCAGCACTACGCCACCGACATCTACGAGACCGCCTACAACTGGACGGCGCAGCAGTACCGGGACTATCTGAACAGCAAGCGCGGCGACATCAACGCCGCCCTGCTGGAAGCGTTCAAAACGCCCCGGCGCAACCTCTATAAATTCGACTACAACGCCCTGCCCGTGGTCATCAGCAAATTCCACGTCCAGCGTCTGGACGGCCAGAACGGCCATTGCACCGGCGACATCACCGAGCAGGTGATCCGCGAAATGTTCACAGCTCTTGTGAACACCGGCAAGATCGACCGGGGCGAGACCAAGAACGGCGCCGCCTACCGCACCGCGCCCCGGCGGCGCACCTGACGAAGAAAGGAGCCCCCATGCCCACACGAATCAAGACCCGCACCGCGGCCACGGAGCAGGAGCGCCAGCAGCTCCTCTCCGCCGCTGCCGCCCTCCGCACCGCCGCGCCGTACCTCAACGCCGAACAGCGACAGCGCGTCTGTCAGGCGGCGAACAACTGTATTGAACAGCACCGCCGCACCATCCACACCGCCGAGCTGGCCGCGCTCATCGCCCAGCGTGACGCCCTCACCGCCTGAACACAAAACCAAAAATCTACAAGGAGGCCACCGCCCATGTTTACCTACGCCACCAAGAAAAACCGTTATGGAGATGAACACATCGCCGTTTCCGCCCACGGCGCCGAGATCGCCACCATCAAGGTCAGTTCTTACTACGGCAACACGGAATATATTGTCAGCGCCACCATCGGAGATGACGACCGCGGCGACTACCTGGGCCGCGTCTCCACCATCGCGGGAGCGAAAAAGAAGATCCGCGACTGGTACAGCGAACACAGAGCTGCCGTGACCACCTCCGCAGCGAACAGCCGCGCCGCCGATCTCCGCCGCCTGCCGTCCTTCGACAACAGCGGCTTTTACCCCACGCCCTCCAAACTGGCGGGGAAAATGCTCTCCTGCGTGGACTGGAAAGGTGTTTTTTCTATCCTCGAACCCTCCGCCGGTAAAGGCGACCTTGCCGATGCCGTTACCGCTTTCGTCCGCAGCTACAGGAACGGCCGCCGTATCTCCTTCAACGAGAACGACACCTACATAGACTGCATCGAGCGCGACAGCGACCTTGCCGCCCTCCTGCGCGGCAAGGGGCTGCACGTGGTCCACGACGATTTTCTCACCTTCCGCAGCTTCAAGCAGTACGACCTCTGCATCATGAATCCGCCCTTCGACAGCGGCGACGAACACCTTTTGCACGCCCTCTCTCTCATGGAGCGCGGCGGCCAGATCGTCTGCCTGCTGAACGCCGAGACCATACGCAACCCCTACACCAACCGCCGCAAAATTCTTTTGCAGCAGCTGCACGAACACAACGCCCGCATTGAGTTCATTGAAAACGCCTTCCGTCATGCCCAGCGCCCCACCGACGTGGAGATCGCGCTGGTCTATGTGAACATACCGAAAAAAGAAATCCCCAGCGACATTCTTTCCTCCCTCCGCCGCGCCCACGAAAAGAGCACACCAAGCAGCGAACAGGCCACCGACCTTGCCTCCGCCGACTGGCTGCAGAACATGATCGATGGCTACAACTTCGAGGCCGCCCTGGGCGAAAAGCTTATCAACGAGTTCGCCGCCCTCCGCCCCTACATGGACCCCGGCAGAGATCACGGAGAACCCCTCCTGTCCCTCAAGGTGGGCAACAGGAACACCGGCAACAACGCCACCATGCTGAACGCCTACCTTTTCGGTCTCCGCGCCAAGTATTGGAGCAATCTCCTGCGCCGTCCGGAGCTCACCGACAAAATGACCTCTGTCATGCAGCAGGACTATTACGGCAAGGTCAATTCTCTTTCCGAGTACGATTTCTCCCGCTACAACATCGAGACTGTCATGCGCGAGATCGCCCACCAGCTCTCCCGCGGCGTGGAGGATTCCATCCTCGACCTGTTCGAGCAGTTTTCCGCCAAGCACTCCTGGTACCCTGAGTGCGCCAACAACATCCATTACTACAACGGATGGGCGACGAACAAGGCCCACAAGGTGGGCATGAAGGTCATCATCCCCTCCAACGGCTGCCACGCCAGCTGGGGCCGCGAAAAGTTGGACAGCTACCGGGTGAACAGCCTGATCTCCGATCTGGAACGCGCTATGAACTATCTGGACAGAGGCGAAACCTCGTTCCACACGCCCATAGGCAACGCCATCCGCATCGCCAACGCCGCCTACACCAACAAGGCGGATTTCACCTACTTTACCTGCACCTTCTACAAAAAGGGTACCTGCCACATCAAGTTTAAGCCGGAGGCGTCCCGCATCATCGACCGTCTGAATATCTTTGCCGGTCAGAAAAAGAACTGGCTTCCGCCCACCTACGGCAAAAAGCACTACGCCGACATGACCGCCGAAGAACAGGCCGTCATTGACGACTTCCAGGGTGCCGAGTCTTACGAAAAGACCATCGCCGACCCGTCCATGCTCATCACCTCCGGCAGCGCCCTCATGGCGCTGCCCGGAATGTGAGCGAACACCACACGAAAGGAGCCCCAAAATGAAAAACAAATTCTGCCCCTACAAAAAGACCTGCCGCGACATCTGCTACGGCGAGACTCCTTGTGCATTTGCACAAGCCTTTGACGGCCTCGCCCGCAAGATCGACCGAAAAACCGTCTGCATAGATTCCCTACGCGCTGAAAACGCCGCACTGAAAGCACGGCTGGAACAGGAGGAACACAACGTATGAGCCACATCTGCAAAATGACCGGCATGGAAACCGTGCTGCCCTGCGCCGCCCCGCAGTGCCCCGCCTACGGCGATTGTGCAGCTGCCTATGCCAAATCCCAGCAGGGCTTCCAGTTGGAACAGCACCCCAAAACAAACCTTGAACACTTCCGCGAGATGACCGCCGAGCAGTTGGCGGAGTGGATCATGTGTCCCTACTCCATCGATCCAGACACCTGCCGCGGCAAGGAATGCCTCAAATGCTGCACCGACTTCCTTAACGCCCCCTATGACGGCTTTGACCTCGACCCCGGCGAACAGGACCCGTAACATACGAACAGGAGCGCCAATAACGCTCCTGTTTTGTCGTAATTCCCACAGAACGCCCTTGCTATTGCCGCCTGAATGTGCTATTCTGACGACAAGAACAGCGAGGAGGCCAATACCACCCATGACACGAGAGGAATTTATTTTTGCCGCCCACAGCATCCTTCCCTACAGTTTCGAGGACACCAACGCCGCCCTGGACCGCGCCTTTGCCGCATCACCGGAGAAGCAGGCATACACGCCCCACGACGTACAGGCGCTGGACCTCGCCCTCCGACTTTCCGGGGCATCGCCTGAGCTGTCCGGCATCGTCATGGACGAGCTGGACGCAGAATCGCTTTCCGATCCGGAACAGCAAATGACCGCTGCGCAGTTCATCGACGAGGCGGAGCGCCAGGGCTTCCCCCGTCGCCTTGCGGAGCTGGTGACGCAGCACAGCGAACAGGAAACCTACGACATCGCCGACCTGGACGGACTTGGCCTTCTCGATCTCGTCATCACCCCGGATCGCTACGATGACCCGGAGATCCACAAAATCATGCAGACTATTTTCTCCGTTTTCGACGGGGAATAATGATACATTAAAATCGAAAGGGGAGCAACATTATGGCATTGATTACCTGCCCGGAATGTAACGGCCAAGTCAGCGACAAGGCAGACGTCTGTCCACATTGTGGCTATCCGATCAGAGAACAGCCTCACCGGCAAACCGAGAGCAATGCAGAACAGGCAGGCAGCGTTGACCGCCAGTTTTGCATCGACCGCATACACGCCGGAAAGGTCTACATCCGGTGTAAATGCGGCTGCACCATCGAAAAGCCGTTTTCCTTTGTTTCTCGGAACAGCCAGGAAAGCTACACGCTGAACGAAACGTTGATTTGCCCTCAATGTCATGCGGAGGCTTTGGCCAGAACGGATCTAACAAACGTTCCATCCAAACGTATAGCTGTGCCCTCTCCTCGTTACGGAAACGCCGCTTCTGGCGTATGCCCGTTTTGCGGAAAACCCAACACCCAAGCTGTCAAAAAAGGCTTCGGTATCGGCAAGGCTGCCGTTGGCGGTCTGCTACTTGGCCCTGTCGGTCTGTTGGGCGGCGCAATCGGTGCAAACAACATCCAGTTTGTTTGCCTCTCCTGCGGCCGAAAATGGAGTAAATAACAAAACCCCGCGCGGCATCAGCCGTGCGGGGTTCATTTCTTCTGCACTATCTCGTAACAAGCAAGATCGTCCGACTTCCCATACAGTCCGCAAATGTCCCGGTTCTTACATTCACCGCATCTCCATCTGCGCTCACATTTTACACCAGACGTACTTTCTGGCCGTTCCGGTCGTTTCTTCACTCTCGACCCAAACGAAAACGGTCTATACTTCCCCACAAAACCACCACCCTTTCTTCAGGAGCATTTTACCCTATGCCGACTCTCCGGTCAACCGACCGGAATATTTTTTTGCCTGCTTCCCTTGACACGGTGCCTATACTCCATCATAGAAACACAAGAAATGAGGCTTCCCCATGATCCCCTCCAACATCCACCTGGGCGATACCGTCACCCGCCGCATCGAGGCCACAGACCGCAAGGCTACCGGCACGGTCGTTTACATCCACCCTCTGCGCCGCTATTATGTGGTAGAGTTCCGCATGAAATACGGCAGCTTCCGCGAGTGTTACAACACCTGAAAATTTTTTCAAAAACTTTCAGAAGTTCCCTTGACACGGGGCGCATACTTAAAATTGCCGAAGGGGAGACCCCTTCCCCGACGGCTTCGGTGTACCCCCCGAATTATATAAGCCCTTCCGTAAGAAAGGCTGCACCGGTATTACATCCATTCTTCCGGTGTCCCCAGCGCAATTCTGGCAGGAACGCGGCCACAAGTGGCGCAGGCCCCTTTTCGCCGCACGTCAGCTCGCCCACCAGGACGTAAACAAGGTGGGGATCCGGTGTCGTAGCTCAGCTGGCAGAGCAGCTCATTCGTAATGAGCAGGTCGTGGGTCCGATCCCCACCGATACCTCCAATTCTACGTGGACACCGCGAGTGACGAGCGTTTAGCGGAACAGCCGTATGGGTGATGCGAAGTCCTGAAGTAAGCCCCTCAAGCCTCGATGTTGTAATTGCGGACACATGGAGACGTGCCCAAAAGCGAGGCCATTAAGTTCTCCTTCGAGCAGGTGTGTTCGGGAACGCTTAAAACTCTGCTGACGTAGAAGCGCCTGTGCGCCATCACATGATTGGCTGGCGGCTCGGAAAGACGAGCACCCCCCTCAATGCAGACGTACCTCAGCCGTGGAAGAGGGTCTGATCGTAGCGTAAAGCGCGAGCTCGGAAAGTCGCAGGTTCGAATCCTGCCGTCTGCACCATAGGCGTGACCTCTTGCCTCGCAGCCGCACGGAGCGTAAGCCTGCGAAAGTGGTCTTTCCTGTGCGCTGTACGAAAGCGGCAGGACGAAGTAATTTATGTATTGGCTGGCACCGGCTTTGTAAAGATGAACGGATGCGACCGACGTACCGGCGCAGGGCTGAAAAGTTCCGTGGTTGGTTCGGGTGCCGGCGTGTGCGGCGAAAATCCGAGGCGAAACCTGTAGATGTGGAAGCGGCGTGGTGGCGGCTGTCTTTGGACAAGGCCGCCGTGTAGGTCAGTAGCCATCCGCACCGGCACCCCGCCAACTGTGTCCCCGCAAAATTTGCAGCGTTAGTGTTCAACGGTCAGCACACCAGCCTTCCAAGCTGGGAGTGGCGGTTCGAATCCGCTACGCTGCTCCATGCCCGCCTGATGGATGACTTCCCCCGTCAGGAATGAAACCTCCGCATCTGGCAGCGGTGTCGCCGGGTCGAACCAGCCGGTAGCATGATTTGGGCGTGACAGCGAACGAAGGAACGCCCCACCCCATCGGGGAGGCGGGCATCCCCCAGCCCGTCCTCCCCACTCTCTACGCAGGAGCGCCGTTGGGGCGCTTGCACGGCACACACAGAAATCTCCTTTCTGCTGCTGTTGTTCGGACACATCAACACCTCCAATGTTCATGTTCTATTTTCCGTGCGCCGGCAAGCCTTGCGGGTTCGACTCCCGCCTCCTGCTCCATCGGACGCGATAGGCGTCCGCGGTCCAGATAGGACCTCCTTTATAAATGCTGCGGCCGTAAGAAGCAGCACCGGGTTTTGTTCATTTTCCCCGGCTCCTGTTGGAATACAGGCAGGCCAAGCGATTTCTCCTTCCGGGCGGCGCGGTCTGGGCAACCCGCCGCCCAACCCCCTGGGGGGTTAGCTCAATCGGCAGAGCAGGCCGCTCATAACGGCCCGGTTCCGGGTTCAAGTCCCCGATCCCCCACCAGCCGCAAGGCGATAAAACGTTTCAGTCTAAAATCTACAACAGAAAGGAGGCACATTCCATGACCAAGAGCGAGTTTATTTCCACTCTGGCAGCAGCGACCGACATGAAGAAGTCCGACGTCGAGCGCGTGATCGCCGCCGCTGCCAACACCCTTACCGGCGTCATGCGCTCCGGCGACAGCGTGAATATCTCCGGCTTCGGCATCTTCACCAGCAAGGTCCGCGACGCGCACCCCGGCAAGAACCCCGCTACCGGCGAGGTCATCACCGTCCCCGCTAAGCGCGTGGCTATCTTCAAGCCCGCCAAGCAGCTCAAGGATGCCGTCAACGGCTGACGCGCCATCCGCAGCCATACAAAATATCCCACATTACGAGCCGGACGGCACACCGCCCTCCGGCTTGTTTTGTAAACTATATTTCCGTTGCGTTTTGAATATCGGCAAATATGCAAACACAGCCAGTGAAAATCATAACACGCTTTGCAGAAACACAACAAATAACATAAGAACCACTTTGCGAAACTTCTTACGAAAAGGAGAAACCTGACATGATTTACTTCGACAACGCCGCCACCACTCCGCCCGTTCCCGGCGCATTTGGTGCCGCCACACAGTGCGCCATCTTCGGCAACCCTTCCAGCGCCCACGCCGTTGGGCGCGAGGCTAAGGCCGAACTGGAATCTTGCCGTGCCATCATCGCCGACAAACTGAACTGCGAACCGGACGAGGTGTATTTCACCTCCGGCGCAACGGAATCGTGTAATTGGATGGTCAAATGCCTTCGCATGGAGTCCGACGGCATCATCTACAACGGCACCGTTCACCACGCCGTCAGCGAGGGCATCCACGCCTATTCTTCCCCCAACGCGCCCCGCGGCAAGCCCTCCGCCATCCTCTCCCTCGTCAACAACGAAACCGGGCAGATAAGCGACGTGTATGCTTTCCGCCGTAACAACCGCCCCCGGCGCATCGGCATAGACGCCACCGCCGCCGTAGGCCACATCCCCGTGGACTTCAAGGCGCTGGGTGCGGACTACATGGCTTTCGGCGGCCACAAGTTCGGTTCCCTCAAGGGCATAGGCGCGTTGATTGTCAAGGAGGGGTGTCCCATCGCCCCCATGATCTTCGGCGGCGCACAGGAGCGCGGTATGCGCGGCGGGACGGTCTCCGTCCCCCTTGTCAGCTCTATGGCCGCCGCCCTCACCTGGCGCTCCCTACACATGGAGGAAAACGAGAAAGCTATCCGCGCCGTCGCTCAGGAGTTTATCATTTCCCTTGGTTGCCACCGTGTGGATTTCGACATCAATCTGCCCGTCGGCAAAAGCAGCAAGGATTGCGCTCCCCACATCCTCTCCATCCGTTTCCCCGGTGTCTACGGCGCTGCCCTCGCCGCCGCCCTCAGCGTAAACGGCGTCATGGTGTCTACCGGCTCCGCCTGTTCCTCCGGCGACAACGCCGCCTCCGCCAACCTCATGGCCAGCGGCCTTACCGAGCAGCAGGCACTGGAGACCATCCGCTTCTCCTTCGACTGGTACAACACCACCGCCGAGGCATCCGAGGCCGCCGGCATCATCGCCGATATCGTCCCCACTCTCCGTCGCGGCTAAATTTTGAAAAATTTTTCAAATCCCTTGCACAAAATCCGCATTTGCCGGTAGACTATACTATGACAAAATTCTGTAAGGAGGACACCACCATGTCTATCAGACCTGAAAAGCTCAAGCAGTACATCTCCCTCAAGGAAGCGGCCCTCACCCTGCGCCCCGACTTCGCCGTAGACTGCAACGATCCCAAACCCGAAAGCGAAACCGCCACAGTCTCCGTCGTGCTCCACACGCCGTTCATCGGTCTGGACAGAACCAAGACTGCTATCGCTTCCCTGTTCACATTCTGCGACACGTTCATTGTCGCCGACAGCGATGTAATCCCCAATATCGTCCGCTTCACCTTTGGCGTGGACGGTATGCAGAAGGAGGAATGACCCCATGCTCGTCACCAACGTGATAAAGCGCGAATACCCCTTCACTGTCCGCCGCAAGCGGGACGGCGAGATTATGACCATGCTCATCACCGCCGAAAGCGAGTCCGCCGCCCGCCTCCTGCTCCCCGACACCGTGGAGATTTTAGAGCCCCGCGAACCCCACAGGAAGGAGGAATGACCTGTGCCCCGCAGCTCTGCCGCCGAGCGCAAGCTTTGTGCCGCCACAGATTCCTACATCAAAAACTGTGCCGCCACCGGCGCTTCCCCCCGCACCGTCGAGGCGTACACCGCCACGCTGGAGAACTTCGTCAACTTCTTCATCGAGTCCAAAGAGAACTACGCCGACCCCTCCTACGCCACCATCCTTTTGTGGCGCGACAACCTGATCGACAGCGGCTGCAGCAACTACACCGTCGCCCTCTACGTCAACCGGCTCCGCACCTTTTTCGACTACGCCAGCGACCCCGAGTGCGGCAGCTGGTACACCAACAACCCTGTTTCCCGCCGCCTGACACCCGACACCCGCAAGACCGCCCGCCGTCCCTATGATGTGCTTCTCACCGACCAGCAGGTGATGAAGCTTTGGCGCAACGACAAGCCCGCCACCGCCAAGGCGAAAACATGGCCCAGGAATTACGCCATCGTCATCATGCTTCTGACCACCGAGCTCCGCAACGCCGAGCTTCTGGACCTCACCCCGGCGGATCTCCACTGGGAGGACGGCGAGCTCTCCGTCGAGAGCGGCAAGGGCAGCAAGTTCCGCCGCATCGAATTTCCCGACATCGCCCAGTCCGCCGTCCGTATCTATCTGGCCAGCGGCATCCGGCCGAAGGACCTTCCCGACACAGCGCCCCTGTTCGGCAATACCGCGCCAAAGGGTTCCTTCGGTCCCCGCACCGGCGATGATAGCCGCGAGTGGCAGCGCGGCTCCCGCCAGTGGCTCTCCACCCTTGTGGAATCCCACGTCAGGGCAGTCACCGGCGTTCCCGACATCCGCAGCCACGACCTGCGCCATGTAGGCGCCCGCATCGACCTCAACGCCGGTATGAAGCAGGAGGAGCTTCAGTCCAAACTGGGTCACACCAATCCCAACGTCACCCAGCGCTATTCAGGCCGTTTGCTTTCCCGCACCGGCAAGCGCTCCGCCGCCCTCGTTCTCGAAGCCCGTGAGCGTCAGGCGGACATCAACGCCAACATTTTGGCCGGGAGGGTGCAAAATGTATAAAGATTTGTCGCCCGCCATTGACGCGCCCGCCCGTTTGTGCTACAGTAAATGTGATGCAGCCCTCCCTTTACACACAGGTTGCGTCTCCCACTTTTCAAGCCCTCCCGCCGCCGAGTGTTACCCCCCCCTTCACTCCCGGCGGGAGGCGTCTTTCTGTTTCGCCCGTAAACGCCCTCTGCGGCGTTTCTTTTTTACCCGTCAAACTACCCTCCTGTTAAAGTAGAAAGCCCCCTGTGACGCTCTGTGCGCCGCAGGGGGCTTATTTTTATTTCTCCGGTCGTTTTTGCCCTATCGCCTTATGCGCTCCGAGGTCACTTCACGATCTCCCACGTGCCGCTTTTCCCGTCCGCGCTCCGCGTCACCTTCACGGTGTACGTTTCGGTCACGGTCGGCTGTTCCGGTGTCTCCGGCTGTTCCGGCTCCTGCGGCTTCTCCGGCTCCACATATTCCAGCCCGCAGAACTCGCACAGCGCCTTGCAGTCCGCCACAGCGCAATCCTCCATGTGCTCATGGAACCACGCCGCGTCCTCCGGGTTGTCGTGGTACACGTGCTCCTGGTACACGGCGTAGGCATTCGTGTCGTCCAGCTCGTGCAGGTCGCTCCGCGTCGCGGTCCGGCAGCCGTGGGGGTATATGGCCTTGCGGTACTTCACCATCAGCTCCGCCAGCTTCTTCCCGTTGGCGCTGCTGGGGTGGTACATGGACAAAAATCCCTTTACCGTGCCGTACCCGGTGGGGCCGTTGGTGCTGCCGTTGGTGTGGGACACATAGTGCACCTTTGCGCCCCACTTGTTGCTCTCCTTGATGGCGCGGTACATATAGTCCGGGCCATACTCGTCGCTCATGGGCGTCCGGCGTGGGCCGCGCATGATGTCAAAGCCGCAACGCTCCAACATGGGCTGCAAAATGTCCAGAAACTCGTTGTTCTCGAGGGTTTCATAGCACTGCTGGCCATCGGGACGCTTATAGCAGCACTGGTTGGCCTGGTGGTACGCCGGGGACAGATAGATCTTCGGCTTCTCCGCAGGCGCGTCCTCGTCGCTTTCCTGATAATCCGGGTAGCCGAAGGTGTACGAGGACTTCACGCTGGCGTACTCCTTCTCGTACACGCCGCCGCCGTTGATCACCACGCCGCTCTGCGGGCTGGTGTTGCCCTCGATAGTGCGGAAGCCCTTGCCCACGATCTCCGTCACGATGCCCGTGTGATCGTCGCCAAAGAATACCTGTGCCCCCACCTTGGGGGTGCTGCCCAGCTGTCCCGCTGCCTTGAAGTACCGCTTCAGGTAGTACACGCCCGCGCCCAGACTGTCGTCCGGCAGGTTCTGCAGCCGCTTCGCCTCTGCTACGCCGAACGCCTGCACGTTCACCCACGCCACGAACGTGGTGCACCACGGGTATCCCTGCTTTTTCCCGTTATAGAAATGGGGGATGGCGTCAATGTCCCGTGCGTACTTCGTGAAGTTCTTGTCCCCGGCGTTGGCGGTCTTGCTGTCGAGATAGTGTGTCTCCGGCGTGTCGTTGGAAGCCTTCTCAAGATAGCCCAGCTCCTCCCGGGCTATCTTGATGACCTTACTGGCGCCGTTCATGCTGCTTCCCCCAGGTCCTTCTCCTTCTTATAGCTGGCGCTGGAAATGCCCAGCACAGCACCGAGGAAAACGGTGATGCAGGAGATGGTGCTCACGATCTGCTCCGCATACGGCCAGCCCCAGATACCGGCCAAACCGGAGTACAGCGCCGCAATAGCGGGCAGCACGATGATAACGCACCACTTGATGATGTCATACATACGATTGCTCAGTTTCATAATTCTTCCTTTCCGGCTTTACGCCTCTCGCTTGATGGGCAGCTTCCTTACTTCCTCCATGACCCGTTTTGCGCTGCCGTTGCCGCCCATCTTTTCATACGGCTGATACAGATAGTCATTGAGGTTTTCGTACTCGTCCTGCGTGATGTACCCTCTCGTCACGTACACCATGCCCAGATGGATGATGCGGTCATGCGCCAGACCCACCAGCATCTTCCGTTCCACATTGTTCTTTTCCCGCCGCTTCCCTATCAGCGCCCACAGCCCGTTACTTGCCAGCATAGCCAACACGATGGGCAAAAGCACTCCCTGTACCCACGGTTCCATTCGCCGCGTTCTCCTCTCAAATTATTTTTGCACCCTCGACACCCTTCGACCGTTTCTGACACGCCACCTGTGCTATCCTGCTTGCAGAAAGGAGGTGTTCCCATGCCCGAGTATTTCACCCTGTTTAACGCCGTCACCGACGCCATTGCCCAGCTTGAAAAGGCCGTTGCCGCGCTCAAACAGGCACAGCTCGATGCCGAGGAAGCCTACATCCGGCGGGGGGAGTAATTCTCCCCGCCCCTTATTCTGCGTACACGCTCTCGATCAGCGCACACAGCTCCGTGTACTGCTCGTCCGTGATGCGCCCCACGGCGAAAAACACGTCGCACTTCTGCTGTGCCTCCTCACGGGTCTTGTAGAACCGCTTGTTGATAAGCTTCGTCATAATGTTGTACATAGTCGTTCTCCTTTCTTAACCGATGGTCGCCATGTCGCTGTTGTAGATGGCTTCTACCGCTTCTCCAAGTTGCTGCGTCAACGTTTCTGCTTCCGAGATAAGCCCCGCAACAAGCTCTGCGCCGTTAACGTGCTCCACGCTGCCATTAATGACCCGCATGGTCTCTTCGCCGCCTGTGGCATCCACTGCGTAGCCCTCGCGTTCGCTTTCTTTGCACAGAATATAGCTGCCGTTTTCTGCGATTTTTACCGGGTTTGCCGCTTCACTGTAAAATGTCTCGCCGCCTGCATTTACCTTGTACACTCTTTCACCTCGCTTTCCAGCATCGCTAAAGCTTTTTCGTATTTATCTGCCTCCACATGCTGCCCTATGATTGCCGCCTGCTCCAGGCATATAGCCAGCAGCTCTGCGCATACATCGGTCAGCTTTTCAATGGTCTCCTGCAAGGGCATAGCTCCAGCCCTCCTTATCCGGGTAAAACCCAAATATGCTCTTAAAATATTCCGCCGACTTTCGCACGGCCTTGTGGCTATTCCCTCGGTTCATGTGCCCGCAATAGGATGCCCAAACCGGCTGTACATCCGCAAGCGAGATTTTTCCGGCGTGTACCATTTTTCGGAGCTTTGGCAATTTCTTACGCAGACGCGCTGTGGCCTCGCGGCCCATCCGCATTTTTACGCCACCATCCGGCTTTGTGTGGTACCGACACTTGAGAAAAACAGACTTTCCTGCGGGCGATATGCCCGTTTTCTTTTCGTTCACCACAATACCGATTTCTGTTGCCTTGCGGCGTATTTCTGTTAAGCACGTTTCCAGATACGCCCGGCTTTCGTGCATAGCGTACCCGTCATCGTTATATCGTCCGTACCCTTTCAGCCGCAGTTTGTCCTTGCACAGGTGGTCGATGGGGGAAGCCAGCATCAGGGCGCACACCTGCGACACCTGGCTCCCCAGCCCCAGCCCATAGTCTCCGAAATCGCGGATAAAACGGTCCACCTCCGCCGCTGTGCGCGGATCGTGAAACAACCGCCTGTTCGCTTCAAACAGTGGCTTGTGCGGCGCGGTATCGAAGAACTTGCGAAAATCGTACCGCAGCACATAGCCGCCTCTCCTTGCTTGCCGGGAGACATGCTTCTTGTACCGCCGCAGGGCGCGATCCATCCCTCTCCCCTTTAAGCTGGCGGAGTTGTCGTAGATAAACGTCGCTTGATACACCGGCACCAGCGCATAGTCGCACAGGCACTTCTGCACCACCCGCTCCGTGATATGCACGGCTCGAATGTGCCGCGCCTTTCCGCGTTCATATACCGTAAACTCATGAAACCCTTTATGCCGAAACGTCCCGTCCATAAGTTCTGTGTGGATGTCTGCCACCCGCACCAGCATGTTATTCATAAGGCTCTGTGTACTGGACTTCCACTTTACGCCCCTGCAGCACTTCTTTGCGGATTTCCACAAGTGCATAAAGCTGAAAACGTCCTCAAAATTCCCGCAGGCCCTGCTGCGGTCCATCGCTTTGCGCTCCCGTGCGGCTTTGCGCCGCAGGTAGCGGCCCTCTCGTCTCTCTTTGTTGGTCAATATGCGCCTCCGTGCAGTCTTATTGTCGGGTGCGGGTTCTAACTGCGTAGCCGCCGCCATGAAACCGGGTTTCCGCACATTCACCGGCCATGCAAGCGCCCGCCACTCGGTGGCGGACGGGCCTTTTCGGCCAGCGTCCGGCGGCGTATCATCGGACGCGAGTTCAATGGGCAAAGCGCTCCTTCGCTCAAAGCATCGTTTTCAGCTATACCGCCTACTAAGTCCTGCCTGTGCCGAGCGAATCCGGGGACAACCCCATACGAGTTGCTGGCGTTGTTGTTGTTGACGCTGCCGCTGGAGTTGACAATCAAGAAGTTCGTCGAGTTGCCGGTGTTCGCGTCACGCAGCCACCAAACCACCGCCGAGCCGCCAGACCGTTCCGCCAGCGCAGATATACAGCGCTTTCCCTATATAACGGCTTATGTTAAGCCCTTATACCGTTCTCTGTCGCTTTTCCGCACCTTGCCGATCAGTTTCGCCTCCGCGCTGATCAGCTCTCCGTGCTTCTGCATGGCGTGCGGTACCCACTTATACCTCTCCTCTCCGCTCAACAGTTCCTCGTACAGATCCTCCAGATCGTCGGCAAGGTTCTGCAGCACCACATTCGCCCTCCCAAGATAGTCGGCGCGTATCTGCGCCTCATGCTGGTTGTGCACATAGGTGTTGTTGGCCGCCTTTACGGAGTGCAGTACCTCTCGTGCCTCCTCATAAATAGGCCCCAGCAGGAAAAATTGCAGACGCTTCGGGCATTTCTTGACGACCGTAAGCGTATGCTGCTTCAGTTCCCGCGCCGTCTGGATGAATTGCATAGAGGATTCGCCCTGCTTGCTTTTTGGTACGGACATACGTTTCCTTTCCGCCATCCGCCCCATCTAAGGGGCGGATGGGCATTGATAATAGATTAAAATGCGAAGCCGGGGACAACCCCACCCGAGCCGCTGGCGTGGCCGTCGCCGACGCCGCCGCGGGAGTCGACAACCAAGAAGCCCGCCGAGCCGCCGGTGTCCGCGCCACGCAGCCACCACCCCACCGCCGAGCCGGAGGCGTTGTTCTTTACCTTGCTGTTTCCTGCGGCGTACCAGTTGTAGCCGCTGGAGCCGATGTCGTTCTGGCTGTGCAGCGAGAGTATGTCCTCCGTGGGAGTTGTCCCCTTGTTGTTCGTCAGGCTGCGCGTCATCAACACATCGCGCCATGCCTCCGGTATGCTTGCCAGCAGTTCCGGCATCGTGGTGCTCCGCATCCGCGACGCCTCCCAGCCGCCGACGTTCGTGTTGCCTGTGTTCATCTGTGCGCTGGTCACGATAGTCACGGTGTCAAACGTCATGCCGCATTTTCCGGTGGCGGTTTCCTCGCCGTAAGCGCTGGTGTCTGCCAGATCGTCCGTGTTGAAGCTGATCAGCCGCGCCTGTACCGTTGTGCCGTTGATAGAGAAGTCCATGACATCTCCCACGGTCAGCTTCCGGCTGTCCGCCCCGAAGTCCAGATACACCGTAGATGTCGTGCGCAGGATCTCCGCATTGTCAGAGATGGCTTCGCCGTACAGATGCATCAGTTCCGGTGTCGCACCGTCCAGGCCATCCGTATACGTCACGCCGCTGGTAGGGCTTATATTCGCCACAGGCCGCAGCGGCAGCATGAGCGTAGGCGGCAGTGCTACTTGCTTCGTTAAGCTCGACTTGCCATCCTTTTCGGCTGTAATATTCCACACCCCCGACTTGCCCAGCGTCAGTTCCACCTTCCCTGTAGCATCTGCTGCGGCGGTCACGGTACTGCTTCCGTTTACCGCAGTTACCGTCGCACCGCTAACTGTATACACTAACGTTTTAGCACCCCCCCCCCCCGCAATTATTGCTCTACCGATAATTGTGCTCATACGCTCCTCCTTACTCCGCTTCCTCCGCCGCTTCCTCCGCCGGAGTATTCAGCTTTTCCAGATACGCCGCCAGATATGCCTCCGGACTGGCCTGTTCGCCCACGATGCTCTTGGCTGTCCGCAGGGTGTTGATCTCCGTGATGTACCCATCGTCCCCCACGCAGAGTACCGTATCGTTCTCGTACTTGAAATTCTTGATAGCCTTGGCTACCCGCTCGTCCTTGCAGATCTCTCCTGCCTTTACGATATAGCCTGTGTACATGGTTTTGTCCTCCTTTTAATCAAGCTGTATATGGGGTTCCATCAAGGGAAATCCACTTCTGCTCAGTTGTGTTGTAAAGGTACGCATCTACCTCGTCGGCATAGCCCGTTTCTTTCCCTAAAAACGTATCTTTAATTTTGAATGATATTTTGGCATCCTTAGAATTTATAATTCTGAAAGATTTACTACCTTCCTGTAAAAGAAGTTTGCCGTTTTCAAGGGGATACTGATAGGGAGCTTTCCATCCTTTTCTTGAAGTATCTACATTTGATACCTCGATTGCATACATATTATTCTGTGTTGCTCCAGCTATGAAATTTATTCTTACATTTTGATGTGTATAATTGAATACTACATCCAACGTTCCAGAGGTCTCCCCTATCGTAACTTTAATTAAAACAGGATAATACATTGCTGAGCTACTGATAGGGCCGAAACCGAATAAGTATCTCTCATTCTCAACCTCTATTGAATTGGCATGTCTATACTCAAAGTTTTTATAGTCACTGTCACTTGCAGAAAAAGATGAGGTAAACGGAAATGACTCATACGTATAGTCTTCTAAATCAAACCTAATACCCGAAGGGGAGTAGGCGGGGTTCAATACAAGATAAGCGTATTTGCCATTTACAAACATTTGAACTGAAGAATCACCAGAAGAAATATTAGGGGATATAGAAGACGTAAACACTTTAGTGCTTGTTTCATACGTTTCTATATTGAATGTATACACAGTAGCTGAATTGCCCGAACTTGATGCACTTCCAAATACATAAATTGTATTGTTGTAAAAAGCAGTTGACCCTCGTGATGTTGCACCAGAACCAGAATATGAACCAGGAAATGGATGAGTAGTCCACATATCAGTTTCTGTATCATAAATTCTAACAGTACTTGTATTGGCACTTTGCTGTGGGGTTCCACCAAGGAAATACATTTTATTTCCGACTACACACCACGCCGGAAATTTCCAAATTGTTGGCATTTGTACAGAATTCAAACTGGTAATCTTTGTTTCCAAATCTGTTACATTGAATATACTAAAGTTTTCGTTTATGGCCGTGTACATTTTTCCATTACAAATTCTACCAGAAGGAACATTGAAAATCACATGACCTGCCAACGGGGATAAATCATCTTGAGAAAAGTATTCAACAAACTCCCCGACCTGTACTGCTACATCGTCAGTACTTTCTACCGTGTCGGGCTTCCCTTGCATCCGTACCCACAACTTACTTGTATCAGTCGGCGGAGTGAGACCATAGGCTATGTTCAGTTCTCCTCCGCCGCCAGCGGATATTATGCCCTTGCCCACAATGGCGCTCATCACGACACCTCCTTTACGTCGTACACCGTCACCTGAATACTCAGGTCAGCGGTGGGCTTTTCGCCCACAGCGTAGGCGGTAAATGTCCCGTTGTTGTTGGCGATGTAGATAGCGTTGGTGCCGTCGTCCAGCATCTGCTGTATCGCCGTTGCGTCTGCCTGAATGTCCGCCTGACTGGTGGCCGTGCCGCCTGTGATGGTCACGCCCTGGGTGTAGGGGCTTGCGCTCCCTGTCCAGCTTGCCGCCGCCAGCGTCAGCGATAGTTTGTCCGTTATGTCCTGCTTCTCCGGGAACTCTGTGCTCATCTCCTCCACCTCGTTGCACAGCGCGTTCAGGTTCTCCGCGTTCAGTGCAGGCGGCGCACCGTTGTTCCATCCGGGGTTCTTGTAACCTGCCATATCGTCCCTCGCTCCTTTCGTCCGTCAATTTTTTGCTACGGTCCACAGGGCGTCGCCCTGCCGTATCAGTATCTGTGCGCCCTCCGCGCTCCCGGTCTCAGCCCACGGCACCGCGCAGATCAGCGCCTGCTGCCGCGTGTTGTCCTGCGTCTCGCAGGTGATCTCCGCGTTGACGAATACCCGCAGCACCTCGCCCTTCCGGTTTTTCAGGAATAAGGTGTTCTGCGTCAGCGCCAGAGCAAACAGCGCGTCCCGCTTCGCCAGCGTGTCGCTGTACTCCGCATTGGCGCCCACCTCGCCGATATAGCCGCTCAGCTCGCCGCTTTGGTACAGCTGCGGCACCATTTGCACCGTGGGGTATCGGGTGAAGTTTCCCAGCAGCGTCGGTCGGTTGTTGTTGCTCACCGTCCCGCTCTCCACGTTCAGGCTGAACCGGAATAGCTCCTCCACCCGGTATACGTTGTCGCCGTCCTCCGCACAGGAGAGTATCGTCCAGTCCCACAAGCACACCGTCACCGGCTGGCTGGGCAGCGCCGTGGTCACAAAGGATCTCTCCCCCACGCCGAATACGTAGTAGGTGTACGTTCCCTGCGAGGCCGCCGCGCAGTCGATCACGCTGCGCTCTGCGTACCCTACGTCCGCCACGTGCACCAGCGACGCTGCGCCCTCCTCTCTGCGGTATACGGCCCAGCCCGTCAGCGGCTCCTCCGCCACGATGTTGCCGCCCCGCAGGTCTGTGGCAAAGTCCGCCAGCAGCAGCGTCCTGTCGCCAAACTCCGGTGTGTACCCCGCTGCGCTCATCAGCGCCGTCACCACCGTGTCCGTCAGCTCGCCCTCCTCTATCCACAGGTAGTCGCACACCTGTGCGCCAACCAGCTTCACGTTCACCACGGTCATGTCCGCCATCACCGCGTCCGCCATGTATTTCAGCACCGAGAATTGGCTGGCCAGGGGGAATAGCCGCACCGACGGTTCCAGACTCTCCGCTGGGAATAGTCCCCGCTCATACCGCCGCCGCACATACAGTTTTCCGCCCGTCAGCGCCACCGTCAGCTCGTCCTCCGAGGCAAAGGCAGCGTTCACCCGGCCTATCTCCGCGCCGCCCTGCATAGCCCGCACCGCCGTTGTGCTCACCGTCACCGTCAGCGCCTTTCCATCCGCGCCGGTCAGGTTGAATAGCGTCGCCGGCAGCGTCTTTACCGTCCCCTGCCATACGATGCTTATGGGCGTCGTCAGCGCCATCGCTTCGCCCGTCACCGTGTCCCACGTCACCGTGGATCCGGTGCTCAGGTTCAGCTCCCCATTTCGGATGGTGTATTCGCCCTCCGCCGTGCCCGGTATGTCGTAGGCGCCCGGCCACGACACCAGCACGCCGCTTTGCTTCCGCTTTACGCACGTCACCACCGCGCCGGTATAGCTGCTGGCGCTGTATTGCACCGCGAACTGTACCCAGCCCGTGTCTGCCACCACGCCGTTGCTGGTCTCCACCCGGCACCGCACGGCGTATTCCTGCCCGGTGAATAAGCCGTCGTAGTAAAACGCCAGCTGTGCCGTCGCCACGTTGCCCGTGTCGTACAGCACGTCCTCCGTGTCCATTGCCGGTGCAAGCTGCCACCGCGCCCAAATAATGGGGTCGCCCTGCGCCTGCGAATAGCTGGCCGTCCACGTCATCTCCTTCGCCGCAACCGGCTTCGTAAAGTCGTTGATGGTCAGCATCGGTGCGCTCCGGCACACGAATACCGATGCGCTCTGCTGCGTCACGCTGTCCGCGTCCGTCCACCACTGGGTGATGAGCAGCTTGTAGCTGTTCCCGTTGGTGATTCCCGCCGCAGCCAGCGCCGCCGCCGTGATCGTGTAGCTGAAAAACACCACATCGCCCTTGGCGTTTCGCCCGTAAAAGGGGCAGTTGTCCGTCCGTTTTCCCGAGTCGTACAGCTGTGCGCTCTCCGCCGTATTGGCCAGAATTTTTATCTCAAACGCCGTCATGGCGTTCTGTCCGTCCACCTGCCAGGTCACGGTCATGTTTTGGCTTGCGTCCACCGTCCCGTTGCCCAGCGCTCCCAGCGTGGAGGGCGTGATATTTGTCGGCATGAAAAGTGCCATATCGTCCTTCCCTCCTTCCGTTTATGTCTTTGTCTCCGTTTTCAGCGGCCACACCGTCACCGTCGCCACCGGGAAGTCCGCCACGCTGGTGGCGGATATGGTCATTTGCCCCTCTCCTGTCAGCGGGCGGGAAAAGCCGGTGATGAGATGCCGCTCCGTGGGGCTGCCCGGCTTGTCCGTCCGCACTACCGAGGCGAGGGTATTTTCGACTATGTGGAAAATTTGCCCGCAGCTGATGTCCACACTCTTCTGCAGCACCGTGGACCGCTTCAGCTCCCACTCTGCCCTGTCCCGGCACATGGTCTCCGTTGCGTAGCCGTCCTCCTCTGTCCACACCGTCTTGCGGCCTATCAGCTGCACGTTGGTATCGCTCATGGGGTCGTTGTTGGTGGCTCTCGCCCCCGGCTGGCTGTTGTCATCCAGCGCCGCCCCCAGCACGATGTAGTCGTTGTACACCTCGGTGTTTTGCGCCGTGTACGTCATGCCCAGCAGCGTCGCTTCCCCCATCGAGAAGGCGTAGCTGATGGGCTTTTCACTATCCAGCAGGTCGTCCTGGCTGGGGTCTATCCGCAGCCGCCCCGTGGCGTCGTAGCCGATCCATGCGTTCAGCATCTCCGCAAAGCCCAGTATCACCTCCGCGTATGTGCCGCTTCCCGGATCCACCTCCAGCGTGTACGGCGCGTCCACCAGGTTTACTTCCGTGCCGTCCGTCAGCTTCTGCTTCTTGCCGTTGTAATACTCCGTGTACACCGGGGGGATGGGGTCTACCTTCCGCCCGTTTCCCTTGTCGTCCTGCAACAGGGCGTTGATCTGCTGAAAGATGTTCACGTTCAGTTTTCCCTTATAGGTGCCCTCCAGCTTGCCCCACAGCGTCCCGTCCAGATTGGCCCACTTGTCCACCAGCTCGTACTGCATCAGCCGCCGTCCCGGCTCCACCGTTTCCTGCGGACTCTGTATCAGGAAAACGCCCTGCTGTATGTAGTAGTCCTCGCCGTTGGGCAGCACCAGCCCCTCGTCCAGCGCGATCTCCTGCCCGAACCACAGGTGGTTTACGTTGTAGTCGAACGCGCCGTCCACGTTCCCCAGCGTCACGCTGGCCGTGCGCCTCACGCCGTTTTGCAAATTTACCGTCAGCCCTCCGTCGGCAACAAAGGCGCCGCTGTGCTTATTTCGCGGGTTATTGTCCACGAAGAACGCCGTGCTCCCGTCCGGGTTCAGAAAGCGCAGCCTGCACAGTTTTTGAAACCTGCCCTTCAGCGCTCTCAGGTACGCCAGATATTTTTCCTGCTCCGTCATGGCACGTGCCCTCCGTTCAGCTGCGCTTACGCTTCTTCCTGTCCTCCGCCGCCGTCAGCGCGTCGCACTCCTCGTCCGTGGCCGCCCTGATCTTTCGTATGTCCGGGTTTCCCTTGCGGTACTGGCTCTCGCGGGTGATGTAGTACCGTCCCGTGATGCCCGTTATCGGTATCTCTCTGCCGCTTTTCATCACCAGGATGTGCCGCGTCTTTTTCGCCATAGTCCAGCCGTCCTTTCTCACATATTCCGTCCGTCCGCATACATGAAAACCATGTGGTTCCCAGCGTTCTTCCCCTCGCCGAATACCAGCACCACCACCTGCGCTCCCACCGGGGCCGCCGCCATCGTGCTCACATAGGGGAGAAAGCTCTCCGTTTCGTCAAAGGGTCGTTTTACGCCGATTTTCCCGTCTGCCGCCGCGGTCGTCACCTGCGCCCGGTACTGCCGTACCATATCCGTCTGCGTCTCCCGCACCCGCCGCACATAAAAGTTGTCCCACAGCCGCTTTGCCAGCTCCGCCAGCATCTTTGCGTTCTCGTCCATGCTCTTATCCTCCGTAGGGCTTCACGTTGTGCGCCATCCGGCACATCTGCGCCACCGTCAGGTGCTCCGCCTGCTGCTCCGTCAGCGTGATGCCCTTCACGTTATAGGTGGGCCCACTGTGGTCGCTGTAGCTGCGGTTATCGCTGTTTCCCGCCACGCTGCGGCTCACCGGCGTCTCGCCGTACAATCCGCCCAGCTCGTTCACCCTGGCCCGGAACCGCGCATCCGCCGACGGCTTCAGCATCTTCGCCGTCACATCGGGCGGCAGCACCATCTCGTCGTCCACCGTGGCCTTTATGCCGCCCAGCCCGTGCAGCACACCGCCGCTGTCGTACTTTTTCTTCCGTCCCCCGCTGACGGCGCCGATAATGCTTCCCGACACAACGCTCGTCCGGTTTGACTTTCCACTGTTCGGCAAAGAAATGTTGTTCTTGCCCATGCTGATGGCATCCGAAAGGTTCCCCGTCGGTTTATTGGATACGCTGGCTTTCTCGGAGCTGGTGGATTTCCGCACGCCTGTCAGGTGGCCGACCTTTACCTCGGTGTATCCCGACGCATTGCCGGTCGCGTTCCGTTTAACCTCTACCGGCGTACCGCCAGCCGTGATCGTCACGCCTGCCGCAGCCGCCTTTGCCGCCAGCACCCCGTTGGCCCATTCCCACCAGTTCTGCACGCTCTGATCCAGCAGGACTTCCTCTTGAGCCACCGTTTCACCCAGCGCGTTGATGTACTCCTCCAGTGCGTCAATTTTCAGCTGGTACGCCGCCTCGATGGCCTTTTTCCTCGCCTCCAATTCCTCAATGGCGAGGTCCAGCTCCATCTCCCGCTCATAGTCCCGCAGGTCCTTCTTCGCGTCCGCAAGGTCCTCCTCGGCCTGCTTCACCTTCTCCGGGTCCGCGATCCACTCCCACTGCCCGGACTCGGCGTTGTACATCCGCACCGTGCGCTCGTTTCGGGCGTTCAGCAGCGCGTCCTGCTTCCGCATGACCTCCAGCCGCAGCTCCTCCAGCTTCTCGGCCCGGTCTATCTCCTCGTTCTGCTTCTTCAGCGCATCGATCTGCGCGTCTATGGCCGCCAGCTCTGCGTCCCGCTGCTTTTCCAGCGCATCGATCTCGTCCTGATACTTCTTTTTCGCCGCGCTGCTGCCGGAACCGCCGGAACCGCCGCCGCTATAACCTCCTGTGTTTCCGGTGGTGTTGTTCCATCCGCCGCTGGGCGCCGTGCCCGTCAGTTTTCCCCACGCCTTGTTCGTCAGGTAGGATTGGGCTTCCTCCAGCGTCTTGAATTTTTTGTTGGCGACCAGCACCATCGCCTGCTGGTATATCCGCCCTGCGTTTAGCAGGTTGCCGTATGCCTGGGTGGTATATCCGATGGTGGCCGCCAGCGTCCGCAGCGCACTGATCTGCTGGCTGAAATTCAGCTTTGTATTGCTTGCCGTGATCTGCGCCGCCACCAGGTCGTACAGCGCTTTACCTGTATACCCTGCCTGCTGCGCCTCGGAGATCAGTTTGTTTACGTAGTCCTGCGTGGCCTTTTGCGTCACGCCCAGGATCTCCTGCACCCTGTCATAGGCAGCCACCAACTGCCTCTGTTCCTCTGATACCGCAAAGCCATAGTTGATCGCCTTGCGTATCGTTTCTACTTCTTCCTCGCGGCCCTCCTGCAGCTTCGACAGGGAGTAGTAATACTCCTCCTGCGTCTTAGTGCCTGCCTCCATCTGGTCCTGCACCAGCTTCAGCGATAGCTTGTACTGCGCCAGCGATTCCACGTCCGCCTGCACCATCTGTACAGGGGTCACGCCCATGCCGTTGCCCACACTGTCGCCGCCGCCAACGTATACCTCGGCTCCGGTGCCGTGCAGCTCGTTCCATGCGTCCCACGCCGCAGACTCTGCGTCCCGTACCGCCTTTTCCTGCTCCTCGCGGATGGCCCGCAGCACCTCCAGCCGCTTTTCCTCCGCCTTCGTCAGCTCTCCGGTCTTGCTTATGAGCGTTTCGTACTCGTCCTCGGTCTCGCTCAGCGCACTCTGCGCCGTTTCAACGCCCTCCAGCGCCTTTTCATAGGCTCGCGCTTTTTCCGTGCTCAGGCTGATCGCCACGCCCAGCGCCGCAAAAATCGCCGCGCCGATGCCCAGCTTCGGCAGCATTGCCACCAGGCCCTTCATCTGCCCGGTGAGCTGCGTCATCGCCATAGCGTTGCCGCCTATGGCGGAGGTCAGCGTTCCGAAGAACGTTCCCACGCTGCTGTTCATCAGCGCCGTAAAGCCCTTGTTCGCCAGCGTCAGCGCACCCACCAGCAGCCCCAGCTGTATCACCAGCCGTCCGGTGTCGCTGTCCAAAAACTCCACCAGCGCGATCACCTGATCCAGCGCACCCTTGATGGTGTCCGTCTCCACCAGGTTGCTGATGAACTCCGTCCACTTGTTGTGCAGTATCTCGGTCTTACGGGTCCAGCTGTCCAGCGCGTTTTCCACTTCCTTATCCGCGCTGCCCACCGCGTCGGCGTAGTCGCCCAGCATGGACTCGTACATATCCCAGTTCTGGATCAGCGCCAGCAGCTGCGAGGTACGCAGCTTTCCGCCGATGTCGCTGACCATCTCCATCAGCTGCTGCTCCGTCAGCAGCCCGTCCTTCATGCTCTTGGACAGACCGGCAATGGCCTTCATGGGGTTTATCACGCTGCCCGTGGCCTGCGCCGCGTCGTAGGCGTCCTTGGCATAGAGCTTGATGACATCCCGCAATCCGGCGATCTCGCCGGTGGTCCACGTCACGCCCTCGTCGATTTCCGTCTTGGTATCGCCGATGATATTCAGGAAAAGCGCCCGCAGCGCGGTGGCGGCCTCTGTGCCGGACCGCTGCGTCACCGCCGTAATGGTGCCGATAGCCGCCGTCAGTTCATCTGCGCCCACATGGGCCTGCGCCGCAATAGGCGCCACCTTGCCCAAGCCTTCGGCAATTTTTTCTATTGACGTTGCGTAATTGTTATCAATTTCATTTGCTCCATCGAGAACCTTCGTCAGCTGCTCGATGCTGCCCTGATACTTGTACGCCGCGTCCATAGAGAGCAAAAACTGCTGTGCGGTCTCTGCGTCCGTGTCGCCCACGATCTGCGTCTTGGTAGCCAGCTCCGCCAGTGCGGAAGCCTGCTCGCCGTAGCCTGCGCGGCTGAAGTTTGCCACGCTGTTCAGGTACTCGTCCGCCGCCACGCCGTAGGCGCTGGCGGTGTCGTATGCCTGCTTCTCAATCCTGTTCAGTTCCTCCGTGGTCGCGCCGGTGACTTTGCGTATCGTCACCATCTCGTCGTCCACGTCCTTCATGGTCTCCAGCGCTTCCGTGAAGCTGCGCTTTAACCCGGCAATGGCGTTGCCCATCACCTGCCACAGCGCCATCTTTCCGGCCACGCGCACAAAGCTGTCGCCCATCAGGTCGGCAAAGCCGCTGCTCTCCTTGGCCGCCGTCCCCACGCTCTTGACCGACTGCGCAGCCTTTTTCGTGCTCTGCTGCACCTTCCCGCTGGCGTCCAAATATGCTTTTTCAAATACCGCCGCGCTCTCCTTGGCGCTCTTACCGCTCAGTCCGCTTACGCCGGTCAGGTCCTCTATGCGGCTCTGCATGGCGGTCGGCGCGTAGGTGCTGCTCTGCTGCGCCGCATAGGCGCGGTAGGCATCCTTGGCCGCCCGCACCTGTGCCGCCGCCCTCTCCGCCGCCTTGGCCTGCGCCGTAAAGTTCTGCGTCACCTTCTTGCCGGTGATCTCCATCTCGCCGCTCTGCATATTCAGCGATTTGGACACCTGCACCACTTCGCCCACCTGGCGTCTGTAGTCCGCCACGGACCGGCGCAGCTCGCCCTCCGGGCTGAAGGTCTCCGTCAGCTTCTGCAAACTCTGCCGTGTGGCGTTTATCTGTACATCGGCGTTCTGCGTATTCACGCCCAAAGTCACCGGGCTGCTCTGCAGCTTCGCTATCTCTCCCTTGAGCTGCGAAAAATCAGGTACAGCCGTTACTTTGAAAATCGCCATACGCTACCTCCAATCGTCCTCTTCCCGTATCATCCCGGTATCTTCCGCCAGCTCCAGCGTGGGGTCCGCTCCGTTCATGGCCCGCACCAGTGTTTCTTCCGCCCTGCCGTCCAGCATCTCCTCCACGAAGTTGCGGAAAAAGGGTCTGTTCTTTGGCCGTCTGCCCCAGTTGTACGCGGGGTCGTTTTTCTCGATCCGGTTCACCAGGTCGTCCCCGTCCACATGGGGGTTTATGGGTTCTCCGTTGCCGTCCGTTGCGCCGCTGGGGTGATACAGCAGCGTCAGGTTCATGCCGCCGTCCCGCTCATCCGAATACACCGTGGCGCTGGCGTTCATGTCCGCCAATCCCTTCGTGCCCCGCCGGCGCACATACTCCTCCGGCACCAGCTTGTCGTATACGTCCTCTACCACGTGCTCCCGCAAGCACTGCCGCATTTCCTCCGCCAGTGCGGGACGCGATGTGCGAAAGGCATCCTTCACCTGCTTTTCCAGCGCGGCCATGTCCTGTTCAAACCCACTGAACTGCCCCACCAGCTTTGCCATGTCCCGCGCCTCCCCTCTCTCACATACGCCAATGCGCTGTCTTGCTTCAGCGCACTCGCGTCTGCCCCCTCCCCCGCCTTGCGGCAGGGGAGGGGATTTTTTGTTGTCGTCAGGCTTCCTTCACGCTCACAGCGCACTGGTCGGTAAACGCGGTGCCTTCGTACACGAAGGTAACTGTCATGTCGCAGTCGCCAGCAGTGGCCCCTGCGGAGATCAGTCCGCTTGCGCTCACGGTGGTGCCGCTGGGTGCGCCGTTCAGGCTGTAGGCGCACTTGGCAGGATCCAGCACCGCCAGCTGGCCGTTCTCCAGCACCGCCTGGGGCTTCACCTGCACCGTGCCGCTGACGGGGACGTTGATAACGCCGCCGATGGCGGTCACGATGCCCGTCACCACCTCCGCGCCGTTGTCCGGCACGTACACGTACCAGCCCAGGGTGCCGCCGGCGCAGTCCTCGCACTTGTCAGAGATCACGCTCTCATCCGTGCTCAGTGCGCGCCCCACGATCTGCGTGGTGTCGTAGTTGCTCTGGCTTCCGGTCACGGTGGCGGTGTCCGCCTGCAGCTTCAGCGGTACGTTGATGTACAGCCAGCCCTGGCGGGTGCCCTCGTTGGTCTTGGCGTTCACGTTGCCGTACACCGCCATCTGTGCGGTGAAGAGTCCCACTTTGCCGTTCATGCCGGTGTTCAGCTTGCCGCACATGGCGCTGAGCTTGTTCACGAAGTACCACACCTTGTACTCGGTGCCGCTCACCGCGGTAAAGCCGGTGATGGTGCCGTCCGCCGCGATCTCATAGGCAATGCCGCCCTGCTGGATGCCGGAAGCCTTCTTGGTCTCCTGCACATAGGCGTAGGGCTTTGCCATCGCATACTGCGCCACAGGGGCGCCGTCGGTCACATCCACCTTCAGCACGGTGCTGTTCGCCGTCACCACCTGGCATACCGGGGCCACAGCGTTGTAGGTCACAGCGCCGCCCACGCCCGCCATCTTCGTCCGCAGGTCGAAGTTGGCCTGGGTGAAGTTCACCTGGATGTCCGGGTCGCTCTCGATGATGGTGGCAATGCCGTTGTTCAGTCCTGCACGCAGGGGATCGCCGTTCACGGTCACGGTGATGTTGCCCTCCTGGAACTTATTGCTGCTCAGCAGGATCTGACCGGTTTCCATGTCGGCGAACTGCGCGGCGCAGATGCCGCGGGTATACAGTCTCGGATCGGTAAAAGTAATCATTCCGCTTTCACTCCTTTTTGATATAAAAAATGGAGGCAAAGCCCCGGTTTCCCGTTGGCTTCGCCCCACTTGGCGTTCCGCCCTGCCCGCTTGCAGGACCTATTCCCTTCTCTATGCCTGTCCCATGCCACGTGTCGCTTCCTCCACGGGCCGCAGTGCCGTGTTGCCGTCGCTCACCCGGTCATAAAACAGGCTCGGCCACGGGTTGCCCCGTTTCCACTGTGTTCCTCTCGCCTCCGCGATGGTGCAGGTCATGTACCCCAATATCCGCTGCCACGTTTTTGCTTTCGTCTGCAGCTTCAGCAGTGGCCACGACTCTATTTCCGTCTCCTCCGCGTGTTCCAGCGCGGCCACCGTCGCCACCCGTTCCCACGCATCTCCGCTCAGTTTTGCGCCGCCGTTCATCTCCGCCAGCTCCCGCTGCGCTTCCACCAGCTCCGGGTTGGCCTCCGGCGGCGTCAGCTCAATTCCGTTCTGTGCGGCGATGATCTCCCGCAGGTACTGGAACTGCACCGGCGTAATGCGCCACAGCTCCTCTCCGTGCAGCACGAACTCCACCGCCGTCAACCGGCTGGGGTCTTTCGTGTCCACCTTGCAGCGAAACGCCTTCAAGCGCTCGTCCAACGGCTTTCCTCTCCCCAGCCGCAGGGAGAGCGCCAGCATCAAAAGCGCCCTTGACAGCAGCCCCACTGTCTCCTCTCCGCGCCCCATCGCGTCGTACTCCATCTTGTAGTAGGCCGCCAGCAGCGGCATCACAGCATACGCCACAGGGAGGCTCTGCTGCACGATGTCAATGCCCGGTCGCGCCAACTCGAATGTCTCCATCTCCTCCACAAGGATGGGGTACAGCGTCAGTCCCTCCGCCTGTACTTCCTCGTACCTGCGGCAGGCCCTTTCTATGCTCTGTGAGATCGGCATATCAGCTCTTTTCCTCCCTCACGAAACACCTTTACGATAATAGCCTTGACTTCATTCCCCGGCTCCAGCACCATGCACCGGCAAACTTTTTTCCATTTTTCATCCATAGCAAATGTAGCCAGCTTTCCGCAGTACGGGCACGTTGCTGTCTTATAGAAAATTACTCTATTCATAATTTCTATACTCCTTATTGATTATGCAGTTTTCTTATAAATGGATTCCCGCCTGTACCAGCAGCGCCGTCACCGCGCCGCCCAGCACCAGCCATACCAGTTTCTCTACCACGTCGTTCCACCGCTTCGCCGGCAGGTTCGTCAGGCTCTTTACGTCCTTCTTGACCTCCGACAGGTCATACCGCATATCCTTCTGTTCCCGGGTCATCAGCGCCACCGAGGTCGCCAGTTCGTTCATCGCTTTCTGCCACTCGGCCAGCTCGTTTATGCGGTGCGTGTTGCTTTTGCTCCGCTGTTCCACCTCCGTCAGCCGGTGGTCAAAAGTCACTTCATCCATTGCGCCGCCCTCCGTTCTCTCAGAATGTAGTCACGACGCTTTCTTCGTCGCTGTCCGCCCACGCAAGGCTCATGTGTACGCGCCGCCCCACGTTCATGCCCTGATCGTATATGGCATGGGACCCGTTGTCCGCGTGCGCTCCTCTGTCAAAGGTCATCACCCCGGCTCCGCCTATGTTCACGCCGTTCAGTGCCTCAATGATGCACTGCTCCATGTCATAGCTGCGGGAGTAATCGTCCGTCCGTGTGGTGGTCTCGTGTCCGTAGTTGCACAGTATGTCGAAGTATATTCCTACCGCCGCCGTAAAGGGCGTCTTTGGGATCACCCGCCCGATGTACACCTTTACCACCGTCTGCGCCATGCTCTGCGCCTGTCCCCAGTATTCCAGCGGGAATAGCCTGTACCCCTTGGGGTGTTTTGCCTTCTGCTCCTCCGTGTCCACCGCCGGCGACTCACCGTCAAACACAATGCTCAGCTTTTCCTCCGCCGTGGGCAGGGGCTGGGCCAGTGGGTTCGCCCCGTCGCAGCAGATGTACTTCATCAGCCGCACCCGGGGTCTTGCGTTGTCATCCACGGGCGTGTACCCGTTCCTGTCCGGCAGGTCCAGCAGGTAGTTCACGATCTTTTTCGGTATCTTCTCTGCACCCTTAAAGGTGCCGTAACCGGTTTCCACACGTTCAAATGGATAGTAGGGGCTGTCGAAATCTGTGTTCACGCCCTCACCCCGCTTTCCGTTTTCCTAATTGTTTCACATGAAACATTGTATTTTTCGTTGCGTTTTTGATATTTTTGCAACTTTTATTTCCGTTGCGTTTTGAATATTATTTTGTTCCCTTTTGCACCTGCTCCGCCAGTTCCACCAGCTCCTTCATGCTCTCCGGCGTCATGGCCGCCGCGCTGCTCATGGCCATCCGCGCCACCACATCGTTCATCACCGCCAGATTGGCGTTGATCTCCGTGTTCAGCATCTTCTCCAGGTCCCGGTAATCCGCCAGCAGGTCATACGCCTTGTCCCGCAGGGCGTCGCTCTGCTTCTTCATCCGGTCTATCTGGTTGACCAGCTGCACGCCGCCCACCAGATCGTAGTCGTCGGCGCTCATCAGCCACTTGTCCTCCTCGCAGCCGTCGAAGTCCAGCCGCAGATACGCCCGTGCCAGTATGCCCATCAGGTAGCGCCGTTTCCGCTGTCCGTTCTCCCGGTACATGGGCGGCACATCGCCCCGGAAGCGCTCTCCGGTATCCACCACCACCCGGTCAATACACCTCTCCGCGCAGTGGCTCACGATGGCCGCCTTCTCCATCAGCGGCACATAAGCGTTGGCCTTGGCGAATACCTCCTTCATGGTAATGGGCTTGCGCTCTTTAATGCTGTTTTCCATCTCTCCTGCTCCTTTCAGATTCATAATGGAAATTCCCTCACGTATTTACTTTTTCTCCTTACAGCGCAGTGAGCAGTTCCGCCACTGCGCCGCGTTTTCGTACCGTCCGCTGTCCGGGCAGTGGTACTGGTAGCAGCAGAAGTCGTGCTCTCCCGTCTGCTTCCTGCACCGTATGATGATCTCCCCTACCTTCCGGTAGGCGTGCTCACATATCGGCTTTGCCATCGTTCTTACCACCCCTCCAGTGTGATGTCCGTGCTCACGCTCTTGCCCTTGCAGGCTGCCGTCACCGTCAAAGGCTTTACGCTCCCGCCCCAGCAGTACACGGTGGCGGTGCTGCCGTCCACCTCTGCGGTGTAGCTGTCCTCCGCCGCCCCGGTGAAGGTCCATTCCACCGCGTCTCCGGTCTCCGCGCCGTTCTCGGTGTATATGGCCGTCAGCACGGTCTTGCCGTAGGCTTCCAGTCTCTCCACCGGATCCGTCCGCCAGTGTACGCCGCTTACGCTCTCTGCCACCGTCACGGTATAGGTGCCGTAGTGCTCCTCGTTCTGCACCAGCACCGCCGTGATGGTGCACTCTCCCTCGCCCACCGCCGTCACGTTTCCCGTGGGGTCCACCCGGCATACGCTCTCGTCGCTGCTGTACCACAGATAGCGGGTGGGGTGTTCTGTGTCTCCGTCCGCCGCCTCTCCGTTCCGCAGGGATGCGGCGGTAAACTTTGCCTTTTCCCCCGTGCTCATGGCCGCCCTGCCGCTCACGTTCACCTCCCAGGTGAAAGGATAGGCGTTGGCCACCCGGCGAACCAGGTCGTCCTTTTCTTTATCCGGCTCCGTCATCCGCGCCGTAAACCGCAGCAGCCGGCAACTCTCGTCGTCCCCGGTGAACTCCTGCGCCACGTCTGCGTAGCCGGTGATCTGATACGCCATCCGCCCCAGGATCAGGCGGCTGTTCACATCCAGGTTTTCCGTTTCGCCGTTGCGCTGTATGGTAATGTTGAAGTACCCCTGCATGATGAGCATGGTCTCCTGAAAGTCGTTGGCGTTGGCGTTCAGCTTCACGTTTTCCACCACCATCGGTTCCTTCAGTACGTTGCCGTACCAATCCAGATGGTTCCATGTGGCGTTGCACCGCCTTATGATTCCGCCGCCCACGGCAGAGGATATGTTGGCTGGGTTCGTCACCAGCCATGTGGAGCCCATTGTCTCCATTTTTGCGCCCTCCGGCACATATTCGATGCGCCGGTTTACAAACAGGACTTCCTTATAGTTGTCTATGGGCCGGTCTATGGCGTTACCCTTCTTCCGCGCATCGGCAAGGCGTACCAGCTGTTCGCTCCACTCGTAGAAGTTGTTGGGGTCGCTGTCCAGCCCCTGCACCCGGCACGCGGTGTAGTCGCTGGCGTATTTTCCGTATGCCTGCACGAATCGCGCCGTTGGATCTCCAAAGTAGGGGTTGCGCCTGTCGTTGTACTGTGCGGGGCGGTTGGTGGGTGCCTGCGGTCTCTCCGCCATTGCGGCGATATTGCCAAGATTGTTCTTTACGTCCGCCATCGCCCGTCACCTCCCCGTTTCACAGGAACTGGTATCGTCCGTACCCGCCCCGGCCTCTCTGCACCGTGTTCAGGAACGTACAGTCCTGCTCATACTTGTGCATCTCGTCCATCAGCCTTGCCCGGTTCTTCTCCTGCTTCGCGGCGCCCTCCTTCATATAGGTGCCCTCGTTCACCGTGTCAAAGCTCGCGTCCTTTATCTTCATTTGGTCGTTCAGCCAGTTGCGGAAGAACCGCTCGTCCCATACGCTTGCCACGCACAGCCCAAGTATCCGCTTCTGCTCCATTGTCAGCTCGTGACCAAATTCACCGTCTGTGTAAAAGTCCAGCGTGTAGTTTATTCCCGCCATGTCCTGTATAGGGAACGTCACCACGCCTGTTTCGGCGTTGTAGCTCGCCCCGGTGTACGGCACCGCCGTCATGCCGCCCGTCACATCCTGCTCCACAATGGCGCAGGAAAACAGCTCGTAGCCCACCATTCCGGTGTCAACTTCCGTTTCTCCCACCAGGCTGTCCTCGCTGCTGGTCCAGTAGTAGTCGCCGTAGCTGGGCTGTACCAACCCCTCACTCAGATACGCTCTCATCTGCACCGGCAGGGAGAATAGGGGGATGGCGTTCACCATATACAGGCTCATCCTCCGCAGGAACGCCGCCGGGTCGTTGGCTGCCTCCTCCTGCAAGCGCACGTCGTCTATGGCCACCATCGCGTGGTTCGATATGACCTCGCTCCACTTCGTCCCCATGTTCTCCCCTCCTTATGCCGGAATATAGATCGTTATCAGTTCTCCCGCCGTGCCGTCCGTCAGTGCCACGCCGTCCGCGCCGGTCGAATTTCCGCCCAGCCCCTCCACCAGCGGCGCGTTGCTGGGGTATGTGCTCCTGCCGGGGTACAGATTGCTGCTGGGCATCAGTCCCGCCTTTTCCGCCTGTGGATACAGGCTTTCCGACGGATACAGTGTCGCCGAAGGGAATAGCCCTTTCGTGATCTTTACAAAGTCTCCCACCTGTACCACGGAGCCGGGAGCCACCCGGTAGGTCGCCTCCCAGTCTCCGTTTCCGTACAGGTACAGGGCGTAGCCTTCGCCCTCCGCCAGTGGGAAGCGCATCTGCCCGATGTTCGGGTAGGTGGAGTTGTTTATCTTCAACCCCGCTTTCCACTTTTCCAGCGCTCCGGGCGCACCATTGACTTGCATGAACCGTGCCGCGCCTCCCTCGGCCATCGGCACCTGCACGACGGAGACGCCCGTATAGGTCACGCCGTTGATCTTTACATCTCTCGCCATGCGTTTTGTTCCTCTCCGTCAGGCTATCGTCATCACGCTGCCCGCCACACTGATCTGCGGCGTTGTCATCGTTCCTACGATGGGTGCCCCTCTTTTGTCGTGGGCGGTAGCGCCTTTCGCCAGTGTCGTCAAACGTCCCTTACTTCGTGTCCTTCTCGTTCATGTCCTCGATAATGGCAATGAAGTCGCCCTTCTCGTGGCCCTTGCGCTTGCTCAGCGCGTTCAGCTTCACCGTGCGCTCCCGCGTCACATACCGGCTGCCCTGGCGGTAGGCGTCGGCGTACATCTGCGCCGCCATCACCTTGTGTCCCTCGCACAGCGCCGGGTAGATGTTCAGCAGCTCGTCGCCCAGCTCCACCAGCTTGGCAAAGGCTTTCTTGTCCAGCACCTCACCCGGCTTGTAGTCCACGCCCAGCGCCTCACGCTCCTCGTCCGTCAGGCCGCTTACCACCAGCAGCCACCGCTGCGCCATGAACCGGCGGTTCATCTCCGTCAATATGCGGCTCAGGTCGGGCTTCGGCACGTAAAAGCTTCCCGTCTTGCCCACAATGTTTCCGTACATTCCGCCGTCGCCGAACTGCACCACGTTGTCGTCCGCCACCGGCGCCATCCACAGGAAGTGTACCTGCTCCGCGCTGGTGCTCACCTGCACGATCTGCGGCGCGGCCTGCTTGGGGATGTTCTTCAGCGCCTCCGCCACGGCGGCGGCAGCGGCCTCCTTCATCATCTGCTGCACCTGCTCCGCGGTGTACATCACCGGCGCGGCGGGCTGTTCCGGATATGCCTTGCCGCCCTCCCTCACATTGGAAGAAGTCGCTTCCTGCGCGTCCTTGCTTTCCGTCGTTTTCACGGCGCTGTTCTCGTCCGGCGCGTCCGCGCTCTGCTGGGGTGCCAGCATCACCTGGTCATCCTCGCTCTCCTCCGCCGCGATCTGCGCGGCCAGCTTGTTTCCGCTTTTCTTCTGCTTACCCATGTTTTCTGCTCCTTTCAGATTCCTTTCATGGTCTGTTTCTATCTGCCGCAATGCGTCAAGGCTCCCACCGCTGCCCCGTTTACACGTCGGCGCATTGCATACCCGCGGCTTCGCCGCACAGCCTTATGGCGGAAACGGCAGGGCTTGAACCTGCGCCCCTCTGATTAACAGTCAGATGCTCTGCCAACTGAGCTACATTTCCGTATGGGGCTTTCGCCCCCATAAACTCCCTGTGCCTTTCGGCTCGCGGGAATTGTTTTCCAAACCGCCTTTTACGCCGGACGGGCGGCACGTTTACCGGCAACCGTGTTACTTTTAGGCGCTCAATGCACGGATAAAGCGCCAATGCTAACACACTTTCAGAGCGGCGCTATGCCATTGCCCAACGGTAGTGTCCACCGCTTTTGGCACGGACGCGAGGACTCGAACCCCGAACTGCGGTTTTGGAGACCGCCGTTTTCCCGGTTAAACTAAATCCGCATATTCGGGGAGGGGCTTTCGCCCCTTCCCCGGTGTGGGTCTCCTTACACGGTGAAGTGCGCGATCTTGGACGCGAACGTGGCCACGCTGTCCAGAGCGATGGTCAGGTTCAGGCCGATCTCGAAATCCCCGGTGCGGGTGGGATCCATCTCGATAGAGATGGGCGTGCCGCTGGTGTAGCCGATGGTCAGCGGCTTTCTGCCGTTGCCGGCCAGCATCCAGATGTCGTTCTCGCTGAGCATAGTCTCCACGGTGGTGTTCTGGGTGCCGGGGATGATAACGTCCCGCATGGGCATCAGGCGCACCGCCATGAACTGGCCCAGGTAGCCGGCCTTGGTGTAGTCGGCGCCCAGCAGCGTGGCGATAGCGGCATCCATGTTCACGTTGGTGGAGCCGGTCACGGTGTTGGGCAGCACCTTGCTCAGGGCCACGGTGCCGCCGGTGGCAAACACGTCGGAGATGGTGGTGTTGTTCAGCGCGGCGATCTTGTTGGCGCCCTTCACCCAGTTCTGGTTGTTGAATGTGAAGTTCAGGTTGGTGGGAATCAGGCTGGTGTCCTCCGTGGCGGTGGTCATGGCCTCATTCCACATACCCATGGTCTTGGCGTACATACCCGCCACCATGTTGGCGAAGAAAACGCCGAAGTCCATGTTGGTGCCCACCAGCTGCATCCACTTGGCGGTGATCCAGCAGCTCTTGGGGGTGGGGTTCAGCGTGTAATCGCGGGAATAGAAGCGGTTACGCGGCACGCTTCGGCTGGCGCCCCAGCTGGAGTCCTGGAAAACGGGGATGTCGTTGCTGCCGATGCTCACGGCGTAGGTCTGGCCCAGCTCGATCTCCACGGTCTCGGCGAAGTCGCTCAGTGCCTCGGAGTACACGGCGGGCAGAATGGGGATGATGACCTCCTGCCAGATGCCCTGCAGCACGGCGTAGAACCGTGCGTTGCCGTAATACTCGCCGCCGTTGCGCTTGAACTCCTCCCAGCTCTCGGGTGCCTTCTTGCCGGTGCTGGCGCAGGCCAGCTTGGCGGCATACAGCAGGCTCTCCCGCTGGAACTGCTCGTTCAGCTGCTTGTAGCCCCGGTCGTTCATGGTGCGCTGCACGGGGGTGTTCTGCCCCTTGGCGCTCAGAACGGCCATCTTGCCCTTCAGGGCGTGTTCATAAAACAGCACGCGGCCCTTGGCCACGATGTCCTCGCGCTGGTCGTTTCCGTTGATGGCGAAAACCTCATTGGAAACGCTGTTCAGGTTCAGCTTTGCCATTTCTTACTCACTCTCCTCTCTTGTCACGCGGTCACGGTGCTGACCTTGCAGGCCCACACGTCGTAGTACACGAAGCTCTGCCCGGCGCCCTCGGTGAAGTTGCCGGTGCCCTTCAGTTTGAAGTAAATGGCGCCGGTAGCAGTGGGGGCGGCAGCGGCGGGCACCAGCAGACCGTTGGCGATGGTGAAGATGGTGTTCTCGCCGATGGCGGTGCTCAGGTTGCCCTCGCCGAAGCGGTAGGCGTGCTTGCCGTCAAACACGATCTCGGTGAAGGTGCCATCCCGGCCCGCAGGAACGCCCAGCCCCAGCGTGGCGGTGCCCACAGCGTAGTTGTTGCCGTTGCGTCCGCCCAGCGTGGGCCAATCGTAGGTGTTGCAGGCGTACACGCCGGTGTCGGCGTTGGCGGCAGCGCCCGCAGCGGTCATATAAAAGGCGTTCTCGTTCTTGATGCCCTTGAAGCCCGCACAGGGCAGCTGCTCGCCGCGCACCACCAGCAGACCAGCGGAGCAGTCCGCATCCGCATCGGACACCTGATAGCGTCCCGTGATGTTGCACAGTTCGTTGTACTCGTTGTTGGTGATCCGCGGCTCAAACGCGGTTTTCTCGATGTATGCCATGTTTGTTCACTCTCCTTTTCGTTTTACTTGCCGGCGTCGATGCCCCACTTGTCCAGCAGAGCGTCCACACCCTCGCATCCCTCGCCGCCGTTTCCGGCGATGTGCTCCCAGGCATAGGTGGTCTTGCGCTTCTGTGCGCTGCGTTTGTCGCTCTCCATCACGGCCTCGCCGCACACGGCCAGCACCGCCTCGCGCACCAGCTTCTCGCCCAGCCACGCACCGTCCTTGTCGCAGCTGTTGGCGTACAGTCCGGCCTCGATGTTCTCATTTACCGCCTTGATGGCGTCCTCCGCCACCTTTTCCTCGCGGTTGGCGTTGAAGGCGTCCAGCGTTGCTTTGGCGGAAGCCTTGCAGGCACTCAGCCGGCGCTTGCTCTCCGCCTCCTGCATGGCGCTGATCTGCTCATTGGCGGCGTCCAGCCTGGCGTTCAGGCTCTTCACATCGCCGTCGGTCTCCTTCACGGAGGCCACGGCGTAGTCCACCACGTCCGCCACATCGGCGTTCAGCTCCACCTCGCCCACGCTCAGCACGATGTGCGCTGCGCAGGGCATGATCTTTCTGGCGATCACCTCTCCGTTGTCGTCAGCGTTAAAGGTGTAGCCGAAAAGATTGCCGGAAGCGTCCAGCAGTGCCACGTTCAGCCCGTCCTCGCTCATGGAGAGCACCTTGTGGTTGGGGAACTTGGTCTGCATCTGCTCCATCGCTCTCTTGTTCATGTTGCTTTTCACTCCTTTTTTTGTGTTTTTGTCGGGTTCCTTGCCGTCGCTGCCCTCTGCGGCTGTGTGCAGCGACGCGGCCCGCAGCTTCAATTCCTTAAATTCCTCCTGCATGGCCGCCAGCTTTGCGATGCTCGCACCCGGTATCGCCGGGTTTACCCTGTCGCCCAGAATGGTCACGCCTATGCCCGACCATTTGGTAAACACGTCCACATCGCCCTCTTTGTGGCTCTCCGACACCATTGTCTCGGCGGAAACGTCCATCGTGCCCTGTTCCACGATCTTCCGCGTCAGCTCCGGGGCGTAAAAAGCAAATAGCCGTCCCTTCGCTCTGAGCCATGTATGACCGCCCCTCTCCACAAGGGTAAAGTCCTTTTCGTCATCGGACAGCGTTCCCACGATGCGCTCGGCCGTCCCCTCCATGAAGGATTGGTACTCCTCCCCGGTCTTGGGATCCCGGCGCTTGCTCATGTTGTGTCCGTCCCCCACCTGCTGCCCCACATAAGCGATCAGAATGGGCTGCCCGATGAAGGTCTTGTAGTAGTCCCGCAGGTTGCGGTAGTCCCACTTGTTCCGGTTTTCACCCTCGCGCAGGACCCACAGCTCCACGCCGAACTCATATTCGTTGAGCTTCTGCATCACCTTCAGCGTGCCGCTGGCGCTCACCTTCTTGGGCAGCGCCTTGGTTTTCAGCGTGCTCATTCGTCCTCACCGCCTTCAAACAGTTTTCTGCACCAGCTGTCAAAGGTGGCGCGGCTCATACCGCCCTGGTCCCACATAGTCCAGGCATCCAGCAGTTTGCGCCTGTCGTCGGTGTTGGCGATCTGCAGCTCCTCCGCCTTCAGGGAAAGCGCGTTGAACTCCCCATCCGCCGTGGCGCGGATAAATCCGCCCAGTGCCTCGTTTACACCGTCCACAATAGCCACGCACACCTCGAATACCCGGTCCAGGTCGTTGTCAAAGTCCTCGTCCAGCTCCGGCGTACCCGGGTACATCAGCCGCAGGTGGTAGTCGTGGGGTATCTCCGCGAACTCGTCTATCCGCTCAGGCTGCTTGTGCTCCAGCTTGTGTATCGCATCCGACAGAAACGGCATACCCATGTCGCACAGCACCCGGTCCTTGATGTCCGCAAACCACTTTTCCGCATTGCCGTATGCCTCCATCACCCGGCGCATCGGCTCCCGCATAGGTGCGAACCGCGGGTTATCCCAGCTGGCGTATTCCTGTGCTCTCATGTCATCACTCCCTCTCTCCGCAAAATAAAAATGGGGCCGCATCCGGTGTTCTCCACCGGCGCAGCCCCATTCGGCTTTCCCCGCAGCCCCTTTGCCGCGGTTATCCACTTTTCACGGCCATTGCGCCTACCTCAATACCCCGCGCATCCGCGCAAGCCTTCGGTCACAGCAGCCGCATTCTCTGTTTTCGTTCCCCACTATCGCAGGGGCTCTCGCCGCCCTATCGGTCTGTCGGCATCGGCAGTGCCGTGCCTTTCTTTTTTTTCACCGTGTGTACGGTATGCGCCTTTATGGCCAGTCCCTCCGCCGTCCGGCGTATCTCCACGTCGTTCCCCCGGGCCAGCTCCCGGTTGATCTCGTGCAGGTCGTCCGCCGTCAGTATTGCCGTCATGCCCATTTCTTCTCAGCCTCCCGCGTCCTCTGACGCTTCCTGTCCCTCGGTCCCCGGCGCCCCTTTCGATGCCGGTCTCCCTCCGGGGTTCATGTCGTGGGCCGCCTGGGGCGGCAGTCCGCTTTCGCTCTGCTTGGCGTTGTAGCTGGTCACAAGGGGCAGCCGCAGGTCCATAATGCCGCTTTCTTTCACCGCACGGCTGATGGCCATGTCGTCCATCACGCTCATGTCCAGCATCGCCATGTAGAGCATGGTCTGAGGCAGAATGCCCAGCGTCATCCCCTGTCTGGCGTTTTCAAAGGTCTTTTCGTCCTCCGCGATGTTGCCAAACATGGCGAATCGCCATGAATATTTCAGGTTCAGCCCGTCCATGATGCCCTGCATCATGCGCTCATAGCACCGGTATATCTGCTCGGCAAACTTGCTCTCTATCTGCAAGCTAATATTCGCCACGCCCGCCCGCGGCTCGTCGCTGGTGGGTATCAGTGCGCTCAGTCCCGCCTTCGCCATGGTGTAGCCGTACCCTGCGGAGCTTATCTTCGTGGCGCTGGGCGCCTCGGCCAGCTGGTGCAGCTCCATGTTCTTCAGCGGCGCGGCGTACCAGCCTATGCCGCTGGTGTTGTTCTCCGCCAGTTCGTTGTAAAACCGCGTGCGGAAAAGCTCCCACCCTGCGTTGCTCAGCTTGTAGCTGTCCGACTGCTGCCTCGTGCTGTTGTCGTCGTATTCGATCTCGCCCGTCAGCAGAGAAATCAGCGGGTTCTGTACCAGTTCCAGCTGTATCTGCTCATACTGCGCGATCTGGATAAACGACAGGAAAAGTCCAGTCAGAGGCGATACAACCGCCGTCTGCGCGTCGTCTATCTCAAAGGGATATACGGCATCCACCGGCAGCGTCACCCAGTAACACCACTTCCCGTTCTGGTAGTATACGTCCGGGTCTCCCGGCAGCACGCCGCCGCCCTGCTCCGCTGCCGTTTTCAGCTCGGTAAAGCGGTTCATATTGATTGTGTTCTTCGCCGCGTATACATACCGGGTGCCCGCGCCCTTGGGCGGCCTCGCCGCCACTTGGGTGAATATGCCCCAGTAGGGCTTAAACAGCTCCCCGAACTGCGCCGGCTCACATCCCGGCTTCAGAAAGTACATCATGTTAAAGGCCACGGTGTACTTCGACACGCTGTTGAACCCCACGATCTTTATCCAGTCGCTGGGCAGCTGCTGCATAAAAGCGTAGTTCACCTTGTTGTGGGGCTTGTCCACGCTCACGCGGGGGTAGTAGAATACCTTGCCCTCCTGCACCGCCTGCCCCGCCAGCTTGTGGGCCGTGGTCTTTACGTCCAGCTTGCGCCGCAGCTTCTCCAGCAGCTTCCACTCCCGCCAGAACTCGTCGTTCTTCGCCGTGTCTTTATCGGTGAACTCCGGGGCGATGTAGCTGTGATACGTCAGCAGATCCTGGTACATCTTCCGGGTGTGGAAAAGCGGATAGGCCGTAAATTCCAGCCCGTGCTCCACCTGCCGCAGCCCCTGCTCGTTGCCAAGCGGGGCGGTCAGCATCTCTGCCACCGTATTCTTGGTATAGTCCTCCGGGAGCGAGGAGATAGCCTGCACCCTTCGGTTCTGAATGTAGGGGTTCACCCGTGCCGACTGGCTCATGCTCACCCGGCTGAAGGCGCTGGCCAGCGCCCCTGCCGGCATATTGCCGTACTGCTCCGCCAGCGCGTTGAAGCGCTGAAATATCTCCGGGTAGGTGCCGCAGGCTACGCTCTGCAATTCACTTGTCAGGTTCCTCCGCTTCTCCTGCTCCATGCGCCGCCTCCTCGTCTATGCGGGAGCGCTCTTTTTCCAGCTCCCTCTCCCACGCATCCAGCAGCTCGTTCAGCCGCTTCTGCGTGTCAGCCCTGTTCTTTTTCACCCCGTCCGCCAGCGCCGCCGCGATGCAGTCCGCCAGCCACAGCCGGTCTCGCTCCGTCAGGCGCTTCAAGTCCGCGCCCTTGATCTCCACCGTCTGCATTTTTTTCGGCGCCGTAGTGCGGTACAGCAGCATATACCCCGCCGTTATCCGTACAAAGCGCTCCTTTTCCGCCAGCGCCACCGTTTCGCCTGTCACCCGCGCCGCGTACAGTCTGTACTTCCTTGCCGCCATTTCAGCATATCCTCCCGCCGCGCCGCGCCGTCACCGTGCGGCCTCCCGCGCCGGCTGCCGCCGCCCTGTGCGGTGCCGCGGCGCGGTTTTTGTATTTTGCCAACTCCGCATCCCAGTCGCTCTTATGCCGCACCGCCTGCGCCAGTTCCTCGCGCTCCAGTATCTGCGCCACCCGCAGCGCATATTTCAGTGCCGACCATATATCGCGCTGTATGTGCTTGGAAATGCGTTCTTCCTTTTGGGTCGTGCCGCTGGCCACCTTTTTCAGGTTCTGTATCTGCCCCACCAGTTCCCGGGTCTTTATGTAGGGGTCTGCCAGCATGGCATCCATGCTGTCGTCCTTGATCCGGTGGTACTTCTTGTAGTTCTCCACGCCCTCGTTCACATTAGAGCACAGCAGCTCCACATTCCGGTTCTCAAATTGCAGCTCCGCGTACCGCACCATCTCCGCGTCCGGATCCGTCACGCCCGCGCCGCCCGCCTTGATGGGGTACAGGCACGGCACGGCGTTTTCCTGCTCCAGCTCTGTGAAGCTGGCGTGGTTCCTTACGCACAGCGGCGCAAGACCGTCTCCCAGGTCCATCATCAGGTTCTCCACCACGCTGGTGCCGTACTGCCATGCGTCTATGGCAAGGTATGTGGCCGCGCCGCCCTCATAGCAGAAGCGGCTCCACACGTCCTTGATCCGCTGCGCCTGCATCATGCTCTTCACCGGCGGGTTCCACACGTCCACATACACCGCCTGCTTCAGGTAGCGGTCCCGCTTCAGCCAGTCCGTCTGACGTGTGCATTTCAGCACCACGCAGGCGCATTTCGCGTTTTTCTTGTCGTCGGCGTAGGATACGTCGTACCCCACGATGTAGATCACGTCCTCCGGCTTCAACTTGTTGCCTATGTCGTAGGCGCAGTGCCGGTTCTCCGCGATCATCAGCTTGCGGCACTCCGTCAGTACCTCGTCCCGCACGATGGGGTTGCTGTCTGCGCCGGTGTAGCGGCTTTCGAACTCGCGCATCCACTTTTCTGCCGTGCATTTCCGCTTTCTCTGCATCGCCCAGGCAAAGGGCCGCATCTGCTGCAGTATCACGCACTCCCATGAAATGTCATAGGCATAGGCGCTCTCGCCCGCCAGCATGGCTTTCATGTTCTCGCACCGCGTTTCGTAAGCGTGATTTTGCTTCCGCCCCGCGCTGGTGATGGCGTGGTCCTTATACGGAATGTAGTTGGGATCCGGCTTGCCGTTCACATTATGCGTCAGACGCACCGCCGGCAGCACCACCGTGGTATACTCATTGAAGTCAAACGCTGGGTTTTCCTCCTGTGCGTACTCCTCCGCTGTCACGTCATGCAGGTTGTCTCCTCGCATGGCAGATATGTAAAAGGCGCTCCCGCAGTCGGTCTCTATCTTAAAGTCGTCCTTGCTCTCCGCCGTCACCCGCCACTGTTTTGCCAGCGCCGGGTAGTCGTGCTCTATCTGGCGGAAGGTCTTGCTGCCTATTGTCGCCATTTGTTTGTATGCCGGGCCATAGTAGGCGCTCTGCGTCCCCGGCCACACCAACCCGTTTACCAGCGCATACTTGAACTTCGTGTTGGTCTTTGTCATGCCGCGGGTGCCCGTAAACGATGCCGAGGCTTTCCGGGCGTATACCCGCATCATCACCCGCTGCAGCAGTTCTTCATTCCCAAAGTCCGCCTCTGTGCTTCTGAATACATCGCACGCCTTATCCGGGTACCAGCGGAATACCCACATAATAAACGCCCAGAAGGCATCCTCATAGTTCTCGTATCTGCGCTCCTGCGTGGGCTTTTTTGTCACCCAGCCAAGACCGGCCACATACGCTTTACCCGTTCGCCTCGCCATCGGTGTTCACATCCTCTGCGTCCGCTTTCGGCTTACCCGGCTTTTTCTTCTTTTTCACCGGGCGCATCCGCACCAGCCCCAGCTTTTCGTAGGCTTCTTTCTCCGCCTCGTTTGGTTCCTCTGCAAACTCGCCCAGATTGTCCTCCAGTCGCATCTCGTCCGGCAGCTCTGTCAGCTCCGGCAGTCCGTCGTTCTGCCGCATCCGGTTCTCGTTTATCAGTATCATCTGGTCGGCAGCATCCCGCGTGTAGGGGTACTTGCACGGCCGGCCGAAGAATATACGGAATGCCTCGTCCGGTTCGCAGGGCTTCCCGTTTTTCAGCAGTCCCGCCCGCTCCAGCGCCACCACCATGTTGTCCAGCCGCAGGTCCTCCACCGGCTTCGTGTCCTTCTTCCGCAGGTTTTCCGACGCCAGGTTCTCCTGTATCATACTGGATAGCTTCTTGGCCTTGTCTATGGCACCCATCTCTGCGGCGTCATTCATCTGCTTTGTCCACTTTGCCACGTTCCGCAGGATCAGCTGCTGCTTGGCGCTCACGGCCTGCTCCCCGCCGAAGTCGGCGCACAGCGCGTTATAGATCCGGTCAAACTCGTTGTAGTCCTCGCTGGTGTATGGCACTTTCCCCGTGCCCTCGCCCCAGTCTGCGGCCTGCCGCTTGGTGCCCTGCCTGCCATCCCGTGCGCTTTTCTCCGCGCTCACCGCCTTGGTGAAGTTGCCATTCTCCAGTCCCTCTCCGAATATCTTGGTGATGTCCGTCAGCCCGTCGAGAAAGCCCAGCTCTCCGCCTCCCGGCGTCCGGTCCAGCTTTTTCTTTGCCAGCTTATCGCAGTAGGTCGTCCACTTGTTTTTGCTCCCGCTTGCCGGCAGCGCGTTCATGTCAAAGGGCTTGTTGAAGCGTATGCAGGCATAAAAATAAGCCAAACTCTCCCCCACCGCATCATTAAGCTGGTCGTAATACGCCTGCTGCTTTTCCGCGTCCATAGGTAAAAGTTCGGCCATCCTGCGCTCCTTTCGGACAGAAAAATGGTACAAAAGAGAATTATTCACTCTCTCGTGTACCATTTTCGCAGGTTTTCCGTCATGTGAGGGACTTTTAAGTCCCTTTCCAAATTTTTTATTCGCGGCCTAAAAGATAGTCCACCGTCACCTCGAAGTAGTCCGCCAGCACCTCCAGCGATGAGGCTTTCGGCTCCATCTCCCCCTCCTCGTACCGTCGTATCATGTGCTGGCTCAGTCCGCACAGCTCCGCCAGCACCCGGCGCTTGATCTGCCGTCTTTCCCGCAGTGCCCGCAGTCTTTTAGGGAATAATTCGTTTGCCGCCATCTCACCGCTCCTTCGCGTCCGGCAGTTTTCCCGCTTCCAGCAGCATCTGCGCCTCCGTATTCGATATAGGAAAGCCAACGCGCTTGCGCCGCTGTATGCTCTTGATCCTGTCCGCCAGCGCCCTTTCCTTTGTCTTGAAGAACGGGCATTTCCCATTCGCGCTGCACACCAGCTCCCGCAGTCCCGCGCACTCATCCTTAATCGGAATATACAGGTCGCAGTTGCGCTTGGGCAAACAGCGCCATTTCTCACACGGCTTCTTCACTCCGCTCACTTTTCCCGCCACCCCTCTCTCCACAGATACGCGCTGCCCGCAACCAGAAACACCATATCCGTTGCCACCACCACCATGCACAATACGCCCACAAGCGTTTTATATACACCCGCCGCCATCAGCAGCGCCAGCACTGCCGCCATCAGCAGCGCCAGCAGTATGTACACCACCGCCCACCGGCGGTAATTCTTTTTCTCGTCTTTCATGCGCTCATCTTCCCGCCTTTCGCAGCACCCGCAGTGTCCCGCGCATCAGCGTCGCATCCTCCACGCCCGGTATCCCATCCACCATCTTATACAGCGCCGGTTCCTCCTCTCGTGGCACTTCTTTCCACTCCACCAGCCCTGCCTTGTCCGCCTTGCAAGCTATGATTGCAAGGTTGTCCCATTTGAAGCGCTCATCCTCTTGCCCTCTTCCGAATTTCCAATATCGGCACGTCAGTTCCTCCATCGTGTAGCTTTCCGCCGCGGCCACGGGCCGTGGCTGTACCTCGTCCATAAGCACGCCGCCCAGTTTATGTATCAGCTTCCGCCGTAGTCTTTCAGTCCAGTTCAATGCTGCACTCCTTCCACCCCTCCGGCACGATAAATGCCCCTGTCTCCTTGCACACCGCCGCCCCATCGTCCGCTATGTTCTCCGGTTTCAGCGACATCATCTCCGCCTTGTCCTCCGGGGCTGTCACACCCACATCCGCCTTGGGCGTCAACAGCTGAACGTCCAGGTCGCGGCCCGTCACCAGCACCTGCGCCATGCCCTTCTGCGCGTACCCGATGGCCGGCGACAGGTCCACCATCCGGCTCTCCTCATAGGCTTGCAGCCTTACATAGTTGACCACCGCGCTGGTGTATGCGCCCACGTTCATGCTGCTATCCGCGGCCACGTCCAGCACCTTCCGGTAGTTCCTTGAGTCGCCCTCTTTTTTCAGCATATCTATGGTGTAGCGTATGCACCTCTCCACGCCGCGCCAGTCGCTCATGCCGAACTTCTCCGCCACCTTTTCGTACACGCCGCCCTTCTTCGTCCACTGTATCGGTCTTTCCACGGTGCCCTCCAGCACCAGCCGTACCGCCTCCACCGTGTAGTCGAATCCTGCCAGGTCCTCCCTCACGCCCATCGTCCGCAGCGCCTTTATGGCGTATGCCTCATATTTGCTGATGGTTTTCATGTGTTATCTCTCCTTTTCCGGTCTCTCTTCGTAGTATTCCGCCAGCACCAGTTCTTCGTCCCGTATCTGGCAGTGTATGATGCCGCACTTCCGGCACTTCCGGCTCCGCAGATCGAGCCATGCGTCCTCCTGCACCGTTTCGCCCCACTCATGGCGGCAGCCGTACACTTTTTTCAGGAACTCCTCATACTCGCTTCCCAGTGCGTCCTTGCTGCCCACAAAGCGGTCATATTCCTTCAGTTCCTCCGGTGCCACGCTCTCCCGCGATGGCAGGATCCTTTTCAGCAGTTCAAACGGCGCGTACAGTTTCGTCTTTGGCGCATAGTTATTTTTGTTCTCCACGCCGCCTGTTCAGCTCCTTTCCGCACATGATCTGCACGTCCCTTGTCCACGCGCACAGGTGCTTATACCGGCACTCCTCCGGGCACCGTGTCGTCCCCACGCAGCCCATATACTGGTGCATCTTCACCCGCATGGCCGTCACCACGCCGTTCCACCTCTCCAGTTCCGTGTCTCCCCATTTTGCGGGGTCAAACGTGAGCATAGCTTCCGCCTCCCGCCGCTTGCCACATGGGCGGCTTGTACGACGTGCCGCACTTGCTGCACGTTATCCAGCTCTCCACCGGCTTCTGCGCATCCGGGCAGCGCACCGGGCTTTGGCTCTTCGGTGTTCCGCACAGCGGGCAGCATACCTCATATCCCTCTGCGTATTTCAGCGTGATCTCAGCCATTGGCCGCACCCTCATTTCTCTCGCCGTAGGAGCAGAAGTCGTCATACCCGCTGGCAACCATCCGGCAAGCGTATGTTTTGAACTTCCTGCAGTCCTTGCAGCGCACCACCGGCACCGCATCCGCCGTCGGCGCATCGTCTATGTCCTCTGCATCTACATAGTCAAAACACCGTTCATTCCCCCAATATTCTTGCCTCTCCAATTTGTCAGCGTCAATCAGTCGCATCGCTGTCACCTCCGTCCTTTCTTTCTTTTCTCTCACCTCTGCTGCAAAAGCCGTAAAAGCCCATCACTTGAAGATTGGTAGCGTCGCCGCAGAAACCACAGTGCATGCAGTCCTTACACCGCACCACCGGGGCAACATCAGCGGCGGGGATTTCGTCCAAAAGCTGTTCTGCGGCGTAGGCGTATTCGATATGCAACAGCCGCTTCGCCTTTTCTCGGTCAATATACTCAATCGCCATCTTATCCTCCCTCGTGGCAATAGCCGTTTTCATCTGTGTTTTTCCTCCAATAGGTGCAGTAAAAAACATCATTAATCACCGCCGATTGGTAGCAGTCTTTGCACCGCACCACAACCTCTGCGTCTACGGTGGGCATTGCCCGTATCACTCGGCCAGCTTCTGTGAAGCCTTCTGCCAAATTATCCAAATGCGTTTCCCCTGCCAAAATTAACTTCCGTGTCTCCTTAAATTCTGTGTCAAACAAATCTCTTACATTATCTGCATCAATCAGCCGCATCGTTGTCACCTCCCGTTTTCTGCACATAAGCGATACAGTTTTCCGGCTCGTTACCGCAAAAGCAAGGAGCATACACGCAACTATCACAGATGTTAAACATTTCCGTTAGTTTCATCGTTGTCACCTCCGTCCATCTTCGCTCCACAATTGGGGCAGTACGGCTTCTCTTGGTTTTGAGCTATGCCACCTACCCCGTTATGTTTGCCGCAATGCGAACAATAGCATCTACGACGCTTATACGGGCCGTCAAATCGGACTATCCACTTGCCATGCACCACCGGGGCCACGTCAGCGGCAGGGATGGCATTTATGAGTTCCTTGATGTTCTTCATGCCAAACCCATAGTCAACTCCACCGAAGTCATCTGTTTCGCACACATCCGCATCAGCATTGCCGAACTGTTCAAACACTGCCGATCTTTTAATATATTCTGCCATCACAGTTCCTCCTTATCTCTCGTTCCACGATGCCCACCAGCGGCGTGTGCTCTCGTATCCATGCGTACACCCACTCCCGGCTCTCCGCCGTGCCCATCGGCTTCTTCTTCGGCGGCAGTTCGCCGTTCTTCGCGGCGGTGGCCGTGGGGTTGTGCTTGTGCTCTCCCATCACTCCGCCCCTCCGGCCATTCGCGCCCCACATCCGGGGCAATAATCCGACAAAACGTATTCATCGTTGCAGCTATACACCGCCTCATAACCGCACTTCGAGCAAGCGTAGCCGCCGATTGGATCGCGCCCTGCAAGCGCGGGGTCCCACCCGGTTATCTCGCTCTCGTATACCGGAAGCCACCCCGCCTGCGGCGTTTCCTCTCCATCCGACTTTCCGCCCCCAGCAAAGCCACGCACCGCGTCCAATACAGCCTTTTTGATGACCGCCTGTATGCTCACTTTGGTCTCGCACACCACAGGCATCGCATCCAAAGATTTGTTATAGTACGTTGCCTTGCGTACCTTCCATTTGCCGTCCCAGAAGTCAACGGAATAGCCAGTGCTTTTTGCCGCTTCCATTTTTGCCGATTTTGCCGCGCCGGTTTTTACGAAGTAGCTTTCCCGCGTCTCCCACGGATTTTTGTAGATTTTCATTCCACACCGTCCATCTTCGCGCCGCAGTGATAGCAGTACAAGTCAATTCCCTCCGGGTTGTCATTCATACCTCTACCACATCGGCTACACCTCCAAATGTGAAAACCACCTTCCGTTTTTTCGTACATCCACCGTCCATGCACCACCGGGGCAACATCAGCGGCAGGCTGTGCGTCTACCTCCCATATCACATCTTCAAGCAGCCCACAGCCTTGTTCGTCATCAACATCCGCATGAGCATCCCGCCAATTCTCTAAAACTTTGCGTAACGCTTCCCTGTCAATGTATTCAGCCATTGTCAGCCCTCCTGTTCCACTTTTCGACGATAAATTTGGGTTCGCTATATACGCCACTTTCAAAATCACACTCTGGACAGTATATATAGCACTCTTCTGGGCTGTTGCCATCTACTGTTTCAAGTATTGCTTCTCCGCCACAAAACGGGCATGGTTTTAACTCAGTCATTCTTCATCGCCTCCAATGCCGCTTCCGCCTCCTCGCGGGTGAGGAAAACGGTCTCGCCGAACTCTTCAAGCCAAAGAAGAGCAAACTTTATCTCTGCAACTCCCACGACAAATCGTCCAGGCGTTTGCTCAATGTATTGCAACCGATACACCGTATCGCCCACCTTGCACGGTAGCACCACAATCCGACCGTCCTTGTCGGCCTCGGCCAGTTTCTCCAACCGGTCAAGATTGCAGCCTCGGCACAGTTGGCGAAGCGTCTCTGCGGCTTCGTGATCCATGTCGATTTCCTCCGGCGTCATCCCCGTGTCCTCGTAGGCGGCGAGGAGATCCTTGAGTCGATTGCGGCAGTACAGCGCGGTGCAGTCAGCCATCGGCTTACCATGCTTACCTGTCCAATCCGCTTCGCACTTCTGGCAGTCCATCATTGCCTGTCCATCGGTGTCGCGCTTCGTCAGTCGTTCATTCATTTCTGCTCCTCCACATAGCACCAGCTCTGGGGCGGGCGCTTGATTTTTCCGTTACCGTGGCAAGCGTTGCATTCGCTTGCCCACTTTGCAGTGCATAAGTCGCACTCATAAGGCCGTTCAAACTCGCCCAAATCCTTCGGTGTGTCGTAGATTTTCAGTTCGGAGATGTGCCAGCCGTAACCGACCTTCGCTTGCAGATATTCGTGCATATCTTTGAGAGTAAGGCACGACTTACGCGCCACATCGTTTGTTGTCGGCTGATCCTCACCTTTGACATAGTAGCTGCCGCCGGGTGAGCGCGTTTCCAGCTCATAGATGCGGTCGCAGGTAAACTCGCCAGCAATATGCCCGTTGAAAACGTCCCAGATTTTGTCCGCTTCTGCTCTGCTATACCCTGAAATCCGGGTAAACTCTGTGAACCAATCACCACGGAAAACCTCTCCCCACACAAGGAATGGCCTTATATTTGTGCAGTAGATATAACACTTAAACGGCGTTTCCAGCTTCGGGCGCGTCTTTCTGACCTCAATGGTCTTTTTGCCTCTGGCGATCTTCTCGCACCACTTCGGGCGAATGCTTATCATCACGGCCTTGCTCATTTCTCCACCTCCGTAATCAGCCAGCCATCGTACACCTCGCCGTTATCCCAGGCGGCTACGGCATCTTCCCTGCGCGGATGCCCAAAGGTATGCCTGCCGCACTCCTTGCACACGGCAAACCATAGTTCATGGTCTCCATGCGGCGTATCATAGTCTTTTGTGTACACCGTCGCCATGTGCTGGCATTTGCCCACCGGCTGAATATCAAAATTCAGCACCCGCGTGACCGGGTTTCCTGCGCCTGCCTTGATTGGCTGCGCTTCTGCTTCAAAAATCATGTTCGTTCCTCCATCATCCTCGCCATCCTCATATCCAGCGGTTCCCCGCGAAACTTTATCTCCGGCGCAAAGGTCATCATGCGCTTTGGCCTGTTGCTCACGCGCATCTTGTAGCGCTTTTCAAATTCTCGCGCATACCATTTCCAAAAGATATACCCGTAAGGATTTCCTTCGTTGTGGCTTTGCAGCGCAAGCAAATGACACATTCTCCGGTTCCATATAACGGCGACATCACCATCTCGCGGTGCAGGAATATACGCCGCCGGTTCCCATCCGTATAACCGCTTGGTGTGCAAGTGCCACGCCTCAGTAAAAATCAGGCGGCTCATACCGCCCATTCCGGTCGTGTAATAATCTCTCAGGTTCTCGGTCAGCCTACGGTTTATAGATGACATATCATCTCACCTCCAAGTGCTCGCGCCTGAAGCAACTTCCACCAGATCTGTTCGTCAAGGCGGTATGTCACCTTCGGCTTGAACTCCATAAATGTCGGCCGGGGTTCTGCCACGCCTATATCGCGCACATCTGCAAGGCCATCAAGGAACTTGTGTACGGTCTGCATGAAGAACGCCGCCGCGATCTGCTGCCCCTCGGTAAAGCTCCCCGGCTTCGCGCCCAGAACGAACTTGCACCAGTTACAAACCTCGTCAACGCCGTACTGCTTCTCCCTCAGATTATGGGCTTTCAGCGCCTTTTGAACTTCATTGAAAAGCGCACTCTTCTCCGCATAGCCAAAATCCGCCTTTTTGATCTCGCTCATTACTGCACCTTCCACGGAAAGGCAGAGGCGGGCAAATCGGGGTAATAGGCCCGCAGGTTGTCCTTGTAGAAAACGGGGATCTTGTTCTCGGCGCAGAAATCGGTGATGTGATCCACCCACGCACGTTCCGGCACCACCTTGTCCGTGCGGTTTCCTGTTTCCGCGCCGACGATCACCCAGCAGGGCAGGCCCTCGGTACATTCCCGCATATTGACCGGCCCCAGCAGCGGCTCCATGCTCCAAAAGGCGTTTATACCGCTCTCCGGCATGGGGTACATGGCCTTTGCGTCCTCGTTTGCCACGGTACTGCCGTACCAAAAATTTTTCTCATGCGGCAGGAGGGCCAGGTGGTCCAACTCCAGATACCGGGCCGGGTTCTTTGTCAGGA